TGATTTTCCCTTGACGCTCCCGGGGCCCCGGGCTACGCTTGTTGAACCTACACCGCTACCGTCTCCGTCTCCTTCCGCCTCGCCTACACCTTCAAGGTTGACCATGCCGACAATCCCCCGTCTTCTGCTCTATGGACCGTCCAAGGTTGGTAAGACTGACGCTGCTATGTGCGCGTCATGGCATGGTACGGTCATTGCTGCCCCCGGTGCCGTGAGCCCCGCCGAGACTCACCGTGGCATCCCCCGCGACCGCATGAATGTGCGTGTTGCTGAAACTCTCAGTGATGTGAACAAGGTTCTTTCCACTGAGTTGAAGGGCAAGCCCCACATCATCTATGTTGATGACCTCTCCCTTGCTATCAAGCGTGAGCAGGGTGGTAACAAAATCAACTGGCAGAAGCTTGACGGTCAGTTGAATGACCTTGGCAAGCACGCCACCGAGGCAATGAGTCGTGGTATCACGTTCATCGTGACGGCCCACGAGCAGCCCGACCGTATGTCCTCTGGTAAGTACGTCCGCGGGGGCCCCCAGCTTCCCGGTCAGGCACCGGAGTCCTTCTCTGGTAGCGTTGACGTTGTCTTGCGCGCTGTCTCCGATGAGACGATGCAGCCCTGGCCCTTCGTCCTATGGTCCCGCTCCCGTGGTAAGTGGGTGGCTGGCGACCGTCTCAGCATCTTCCCCGACCTTGGGCCTATGAACATCGCTGAGGGGCTTCGGCTCAGTGGCATCGACATCCCCTACCCGGAAACGTGGATGTCGAAGGCTGTTGACCAATGGGCCTTGCGGATTCAAGAGGTAGGGGTTACGGAGTGGCGAGAGGCTGTCCGCCCCGGCTTTGAAAAGTTTGCTGGCAAGTTCGATGCCCGTCATATGAAGTGGGCGGCTATCGATGCACTGCATCGTGTCGTGTTCTCTGCCCGTCGGAATGACCCGATGGCATGGCTCGATACGGGCACCTCTCAGGTTGACACTTCAATCATCGCGGAGTAATACAATGGCAAAGGCAACTATGAACGTCAAGACCCTTGGTGGTATCTGGAAAGACCTCCAGATTGTGGTGCCTGTGACAAAGAGGGACGTATCATCGTCTACTTCCCAAAGCAGAATGTCACCGTCGGGTGTTACCCCGGCGAGATTTCCTACCTCTGATTCACTCACGCCCGTGCTATAGTGGTCTGCACGGGGTTCTATCTACCACGCAATCAACATGGAGCACACAATGGCTGACTCTCTGCGTCTTGAGTTCGATTTCACTGGTGTCACCCCGGCCAGCGGTTCTCTCGCGGTCCTTGAGACTGGCTGGTACATGGGTACTGTTGGCGATGTCAAGCACTTCGTTGACCAGAACAAGTCTGGTGACGCGGGCCGTCTCGCGGTCTACCTCGATACGACGGGTGGTCGGGTTCGTGAGAGCTTTGACCTTGCCAAGGGGCAGCCGTTCTTCCTCGCGTTCCTTGTGAGCGTGGGTGCTGTGAAGGAGAGCCCCAACAAGAAGGTGACCCTCGACGTGATGAAGCTCGTTGGCAAGGTCGCCCACTTCCACTACACTGCGCCGCCCCCGTCTTCCGGTGGTGGTGATACGCAGTACGCGAAGTATCGCTTTGTGGACGCGGCGACGTTCAAGGCTGAGTCTGCGAAGGACGCGGCGAAGCCCACCACGGCGGCCGAGGCGAAGCCGGCCCAGGCTGCGGCGGCGACCCAGCCGGTCGCCCAGGGTCGCCCGGGTGCGGCGGCTGCGAAGCCCGCGACCCAGGCTGCGGCTGCGGCGACTCCGGCGGCTGAGCCTGCGGCGGCCGAAGGCGGGGATGACCTCGACTTCCTGTAGGCCGACCCAACACACTTGATAGGGAGCAGCCATGGCGCGTAAGAGCAAGGGGGGAAACACCACCGTGACTATCACGGATTCTGGGGAAGGCAGGTGCCCCGACTCTGCGTGCCATGGCTGCGCTCTTTCGTCAATGATTCTCAATGGACCGGTGCCTCCTGAGACGCACCCCGATGATGTTATCGCTGTGCTCGGAGACTTTCCGAGTGATAGCGATGTGACAAACGGACGACCCTTCACGGACCGTAACGGACGTGAGTTGATGGACGCCTTCGACCTTATCGGGCTTCCTCGTAACCGTTGCCGTTTCTTCAACGTGGCTGCCTGTCGTCCAAACGATGGCGATATCAAGAAGGCGTTTGCCATCGGTAAGAAGAAGGGCTTTGGGCTTCACCCGCTTGTCGCGTGTGCCCAAGGGCGGGGGGTGCAGGACTTCAAGTATATCATTGTCCTCGGCGATGCGTGCAAGTTTATCAAGGGAGCCAACTACTCCCCTGACTCACTGCGCGGCGCCTGTGAGGAAGTGACTTGGCTTGACGGGCGTACGAGCAAGGTGGGGTACACCCTGCACCCGCGCCGTGTTCTCCAAGACCCGAAGTGGCGTGACACGTTCCGCAACGACATCGCGAAGTCTATCCGCTACTTCAAGAACAAGCTGACCTGGACTGACCCTGAGACGATTATTGTTACATCGCTCATGGATTTCACGCTCCACTTCCCAACCTTCCTCACTGAGAAGAATCCGGAGTATATCAGCTACGACGTTGAGACGGACGGGCTCAAGGCCATGTCTGCCAAGCTCCGCTGTATCGGCTTCGCGACCGGCGACCGCGCCCTCACTGTTGCCGTTCGCCGTATCGACGGGTCACCTATCTTCACGAAGAAAGAGTGGGAGGGGCACGTCAAGCCGACGCTCCGCGCCTTCCTCAAGAACCCGCCCGCCAAGCTGATTGGGCACAACGCCGGTCAGTATGACCGTCTCAACTGTGAGGAGCAGCTTGGTGTGACCCCCAAGCTGGACACTGATACTATCTTGCTCAGTCTCCTGGCTGACAATGAAATGCCTCACGGCTTGGGCTATGAGGGCAGCTACCGTACCGACTTCACCGAGGCGTGGAAGGCGGACAACACCCGTGAAGATGCTAAGACGGATATGGCTCTCTGGGTGTACAACGCGAAAGACTGTGCAGTCACCCACCGCATCCGGGCACCCCTCCTCTCCCAAGTGGCGGCGCGCGGACAGACCCATCTTATCGAGAGGGAACACCTCTTGCAGAAGATCGGGTGGGCAATGCAGCGTATCGGTATGAGGGTGGACCAAGAGAAGGTGCATGAGCACATGGCTCTTGAGGAGAAGAAGCGTGACACTGCCCTTCTGACCATGCGTGAGAATATCAGTTCCTCGTTCAATCCTGGCAGCCTGACTCAACTGTCCAGGCTCCTGTTTGTTGACTGGAACCTATCTCCCGTCTCCTACTCCGAGCTTACCGGGGCACCCTCGTGCGACGATGACACCATCCGTACGATGATTACCAAGTACCCGCTGACCGCAGACCAGCGGGTTATCTTGAACGCCCTACGTATGTATCGACAAGCCACCAAGGTTATCGGTACGTACCTTGCTCGCTGGCTCCCTGGGCCCGATTCTCACCTCGGCGCCGATGGACGTATCCACCCGAGCTACAATCGTCTTCCTGCTACGGGTCGTTATAGTAGCTCTGACCCTAACGCGCAGAACATTCCGTCCCTGTTGCGTGACTGCTTTGTTCCCGAGCCCGGTCATATCTTCATCGGGTGTGACGCGGATGCTCTTGAGGCGAAAGCGATTGCGGAGGAGTCAGCATCCCCTCGTATGCTGAGCATCTTCAATAACCTACTTGACCTTCACAACGAGACTATGGAGCATATCTATGGTGCGGAAGTTTGGAACCTTCCTGGGGCCCCTTCTGGTGCATGTCTGCATTGCGGGGCTGGCCCTGGTGTGCCTTGTCACCTTCCCAATGGCACTACCGTGGCTATGTGCGGCGGACGCACTGTCTTCCGAACTAAAAAAGGCAAAGGACTATTCAAAGACACACGGGGAGTGACCAAGAACGTACGCTATGCGTGGCAGTACGGTGCATGGTATAAGAAAATCTGGGAGCAAGTTGTCTCTGTCGAGGACGAGCATGGTAATCTCCCCTATGCTCAGTACACCAAAGATATGATTCGTGAGGTGTGCGACGGTCTTAGCTCCGCAGACCCCGAGGTGCCCATCTGGTGGGATTCGGTGGAAGCCGACTTCAAACGGCATGGCTTCGTTGCTGATACCATCTGGGGCCGGCGCCGCTACTTCCGTGGAGACGCTACCAAGAACGAGCGTATCAACCACCCTATCCAGGCTGGTGGGTTCGGCATTGTTATGGAAGCCCTCATTGAGCTTCTGATTGGGCACCAACCGTGGTTCGCCACGGAGGCTACCAGCATCATTGATACCTCTGCATACAAGCCCTGGGTTACCTGGGATTTCAAGCGTCGTATCGGCATGGTCACTCAGACCCATGATAGCTCCATGTGGGAGGTGCCCGAGGATGTCGCAGAGGAGTTTGGTAAGACCCTTGAGGCATCGATGACGCGGCGCCGGAAGACCGGCGCTCTCCTGACCTACACGGCAGAGAAGAAGATTGGGCCCACTTGGGAGGCAGTGTGACGTACCTGGAGGCTATTCTACGGTTTCCAATCGGATCATACGTTACTTATGTCAGAGAGAGGCCGGTAAAAAGGAAGATAGTCTTTGCCGTCGATGTGAGTGCCTATGGGGATGACGGTGCCTACTTTGTCACAGAGACAACAAAGACTGCTGCCATACGATACTTTACTACATCAGAACTTAGGGAGTGGGCAGACTGATGCTACACTACACTGAAATCTACGAGGGTGTCAAAGATGACAATCGATGCTAACCTACTTACTGCTATGTCAAAGGCCATGCACGACGATCTTGTCAAGCAGTTCAATGAGTCAAGCCCACTCCTCAATGCGATGATTCCACTTACCTCTATCATGGACATGGCCCTCGCCCACCCTCCGGGCACACGGGTACGGCTCATCGAAGGTCCGCGCAGTGGTGGCACCGTGTATATCGAAGGATATACTGAGCCTGGAGTAGCCATCGTGAACCGTGGCCCGGGTACCCCTCCCGCACGTCTGGGCTATCAACACATCCGACAAGGACGAATCATATGAGCGACCGACCTAACCCACCGCTTGACCTTGTACTCAGGTACCCCATTGGTGAGAAGGTGCTATACAGGGGATACACTGTAGATGTCACAGGATACTGTCAAGTTGCTGGTGTATGGTGGCTGAACGCATCACACGTTGGTAAGACACTATCACAACCAATCCACCCCGGCTTTACCAGGAAGCTGAGTGTACCATGAGTAAGCGAGTCTCCATCTTCCTCGCCCACCGAAAGGATGTTGACCCCCGTTGGTTGCAGATGGCGGGTCAGGCGGTTACTACCTACTGCAAGTCACGCGCAGCAGAGAATAACCGAGACATGAAGTTTGACCTTACCTTTGGCGAGAATGACTTTGCCCGTCGATTCAAGGACGATTGGGACGATTGGGCACGGTCTATCCCCATTGGTATCAACACTCTCACGGGCACCCGCCTGTATGATATGGTCGTAGTGCCCGAGGTGGCCGGAGGGTACGTCGGTACCGCGACCAGTAAGATTATCCAGGGATGCCTTATCAACAATCTTCCTGCGTTTCTCGCCATGTTCTCAACCAACCAGGGGTCTTCGCCCACTTTGGTAGAGCTACGCAGGATTGTCAGTGTCGAATGCGAAGACCCGAATGACCACCAGACCGGCTACAAGCTGACTACGAGGTAACACAATGCACACGTCTTCTCTTATTACGAACCTCAAGGGGCCCAAGCGTGTCTATGACCTTGGGGAAAAGACACTCATTGTTGGTGACAACGAAGCTGGCAAGTCTGCCATTACTCAGAGCATTCAGCTTGCTCTCCGTGGTAGTGCCATCGGGCTCCTCTTCCGCGACGAAGTGAAGCTGGGCGCCGCTCTCAACACCATGGCAGGCGACCCCAACGGGCTTGACATTGCAGCGGTTCAGAACACCGGCGAAGTCTTCTCTTATCGCCTTCCGGTCGGTAAGAAGGCTGACCACAAGGGCCCGAACCGATCCGTCAACCTGGACAGCCGTGACATTCGAGAAGCGTTCAGCGGGTCTATCGACCGTATCTACAAACTGCTTGCCAGTCTGATGGGTGACGCAGCTTGGCAGGCTGCCTATGAGGATGTCGCCGCGACCGAGCAGCAGGCCAAAGATGCGACGGCGGCGGCAAAGCGGGCTGAGGATATCATCAACCGTCAGGGTAATCCCGACACGGTTACCATCGAAACCCTGACCCAGAAGGTTGAGTCTTTCGGCTTTACCAGTGTGCTGAGGCGGCTCGCGGCGGACGCGAAGTCGGCCGGGGATGCGGAGCGCGTGCGCTTGCTGAACATTGTGGGGGCCCTGTATGGTAAGGATGCGTTCACTACCAAGCAGGTCTTCATCGATGACATTGTTGCGGACAGTAAGTCCTTCCATGCCTGGGCTGATATCAACGAGCATCGCCGGGCACGAGACGCAGCGGAAATGATTGCGGCTGTACGCAAGCAAGAGGCTGCAACGAAGTCCCGTACCCTTGATGCCATGAGTGCCCAACTGGTCGCCACGTTTGAGTCTCGGGTCGCTCCATTCCTCTATCCTGGCGAGGCTCTGTCCATCGACCGTAACACGGGGTATGCCTACCTCGTCCGGAATGGTAAGCGGTATGCTGCCCTCTCCGGTAGCACGGAGGCCCGTGTCCTCGCGGCATTCGCGGCGGCGCTCGCCACCCCCGGTGTGCCCGGTGTGGTGGTGCTGGATGACCGTATGTGGAGTGTTGATAACCTGATTGCTACCATGACTGCCCTTGCGGGGGCGCCGGTGCAGGTTATCATCACGTCCACCATTGGTGTCTCGGTCCCGGGCTGGGCGACCGTCTACGTCTAACGTGGACGACGACACGCAGTATTACCTTTGGGGTGTCCTCGTTGCCCTGCTCATTGAGTTTATGAGTGGAACCCCACCACTCTACGCGGTATTCGTATCGATATTCTCATGGGGCTGGGTAGCATTCCGTCTGATAATCTGGATCATTACAGGAGACAATCGTGGCTTCCACCGATAAGAACAAGCGTGACCTTCTTTGCCTTGAGCATATCCGTGAGGGTCGTAAGCTCGACTCTATCACCCGCACCATGGGCACTCTGAGCCCTGAGGCACGGGGGGTGTGGGCGGCGAACGCCTCTGTCATCCGCAATCAACAACTCGACCGTCAGGTCGAAATCCGACGCCTTGAGAAGGCTGTCAACGGGGACTCGTAATGTTCACATACCGTGAAATGAAGGAAGATGATGATGTGTACTACACCATCTATGACTCGCATGGAGCGGCCTTTGCTGAGGCATGGTCGGTGTCCTCCGCGAACCTCATCACCTCGGCTCTGAACGAGAACATCCGGCGCCCGAAGTCTCTTCGGGATGTCATGGCTACTCTCTCGCCAATCGAGCCCGGCGACAAGAGCAAGTATCAGAGCGATCTCAACCATCTCATCGAACTGTGCCGTAACTCCGGCGAAATCAAGTGCAGCAGCGATGCCAAGCGCGTCCTCCTCAACTTCCTGGCTGCGCGCTTGCTCGCGTATGAGACGGAGTTGAAGTACAGCCCTGGTGATACCACTTCGGGTATCCGGATTCTCACGGCAGTCTGTGTGAACACCCGCCCGGGGTTCGTGAACGGACTCTCACGCCATCACAAGCCTGAGAATGGGCTGTGGTCACTCGACGCCCAGAGGCTCTGGGTTCAGCTTGAACACTTCCGTGACGAAGCGTAAGCGTAAGAATGGAAAGGGGAGTAACTGGATTCGTAAAGAGAAACGCTGGGCTATCTATCTACGCGATGGTATGCGCTGCGTCTACTGTGACGAACCCGGCTATCTTACCCTTGACCATGTATTCCCAAAGCACAGCCGATTCCGTGACAACGACCCAAGGCGCCTTATGACCGCTTGTATCATATGCAACTCGCGGCGCAAGCACCTCCGGCTGTCGGCATGGCTCCGGCTGTGCCCGCCGGGGGCAGGTGCCCGTGTCCTGCGGGCGCGTGGTACTCCCCTGGACATCCGGGCAGCGAGAAAAGATTTAGAATCTTGCACCAGTGCCCTTGCGGGTCTGGGACCGGTATGGTAAGTAGTATTCACCCCGAGGGGATGTCCCCCTCTTCCACCCTGGAGAATCATCATGGCCCGTTCCGCTTCCACTCCTACCCCCGTCACTGCTCCCGCTCCGGCGGCTGAGTCCACCCGTAAGGCCCGTGTGATGACCCCTGAGGGTCAGGCCCGCCTTGATGCTGCCCGGCGCAAGGAGCGGGTGCCCGTCGCTGAGTTCGTGCATGCATGGGTCAACCACCCGTCTCTTGTTGAGATTGGCGCTGCGCTCGATATCTCCGTGCAGGCTGTTCAGGCCCGCGCGAAGACCCTTCGCAAGACTGGTGTTGCACTCCCCGAGCGTGTCACGGGTAGCTCCGGTGTCCGCGGTGGTACCAACGGCCGTGTGGCGTACTCCGCTGATACGGTGGCGAACCTCAACAAGCTCATCGCTGAGGCTGAGGCGGCCCGTGCGGGCGTCACGGCTCCGGCTCCGGCGACCGAGGCAACCAACGAGTCTGCGTCTGACGTGACTGAGCCCGCGTCTGACGACGGCGACGACATCCTCTGAGAGAGCCAGGGTCCGTTCGTCCCCACATCACGAGGGGGAGCCGACTCAGGTGCAATGGTAGTAGCACAGCCGTACGGCGCCAAGTATGCTTTCGGGATACCGACTCCATCTTGGTTTAGCACGACGACCTACCCACAGCGCCCCGTAGGTAACCCCTACGGGGCGTTCGTGTTTCTACCGCTGAGCCCGTACCTCGTACGTAACTTCGGCGCCCTGCCGGATGAGAGGCATAAGCTGAGCCTCAATCCAAGCAATCGCCGGGGTAGACTTACCAACAGACATACTCGGAACAGAGCGAGTCAACCCGAGAAGCTGGCAGCCCTCCGTGTCCTCAGCCGTGTTACCGGTATGGAGAAGGATGTACTGATACCCAGGCACGTCCTGGAGATACAGCATGTCCTTCTTATGCCCCGGGCTGTACCGAATCCCGACCCTGTACACACCCGTCGGAATGGCAGTACGCCCCTTCACCTTGAGTCGCTTGATTTCAGCGAGGGGCATCGAGGAGTCAAGCCCACGGTCGGTGTCCTCGCAGACATAACCGAAGTGCTTATCATCGATGGTCAGTGTGCCCAGGGTCGCGTGCTCGGAGAACACGTCGCGCATATTGACAAGCTTCATTCCTGTTCCTCGTTATCCTTTGTGCCGTTGAGCACCTTCCGTAGGGACTCAATGCCAGCATGGGTAAGCTCATGCCGATGCACAATACTTACCTGGATACCGTTCTTCAACGTCTCCAAGGCACCACGCATCATCCAGGCTGCCCAAGCAAAGACCCCATAGGGCCCAAGCTGTAAGAGATAGTCCGGTGAATGCCCAGAAGGGGGGGTGGTAACTGTTTCCCCCGTAATGTGGGCGATGTCCTGGGCTGCCGCCGAAGACACGAGGAGTACCATGAGTACGGGCCCCAGGTACAAGAGCCAGAGCTTACGCATGGTATCCTCGTTAGAAATGCACTTCATATGTGACACTGTACTTGAACTGATTGTCAGCACCGGCGTCAGGGGTCGGCCGAAGAAACAGCCTCCCCCGGGTGTCGGTGAGCATGTACAGATTCAAGTCATTGTCATCGTACAGGTCAGCCTTGACGGTATTGAATCCGTTGTACTCCTGCTCGATGTCACCAAGCGCAGCCCCCGACGCCGAGAACAGCGCCGGCTGAAACGTCGCGATGGTCGCCCCTGCGACATTCTTGAGCTTGATACGCTGGACACGGACCTTCACACGGTCAGTGTCCGTCGCATTCGCTCCCTTGTCCTCCCCAATCTGGAGAGTGATATCCGTACCGGTACCAATGGTATTGACACTGGTACCACTCTTACGGACAACCCGGAAAGAGACAGGCTGCATGTGGCACCCCCTTAGTCGAGGATTTCGACAGCCAGAATCTCAAGCTGGGCACTATCAGCATCAGTCGCCGCAGCCTGACGGGTGATGTTCACGGCAACCACGATGTCGGCCGTAGTATCGATGGCAGTGCTACCCTTCAACACAGCCGTGGGATTCATAGTGCCAGAGGCACCGAAGCCCATCACACCGGTAGCGGCAAGAGTACCACCAGCACCAATCGTCCGGATGACGATGTCGAAGTCGAAGTAGAAGATATCGTTGTTCGCAGGGTCAATCGCGGCCTTGCTCGCGACAGTGACAGACCCGAACTTGAGGGCCATCGTGTGCGTCTCAGCACCCGTGGTCGCCGTGTGGATACCACACGCACGGACACGGACACGAGAACCAGGGCGAAGCCGGTTCGCCTTGATGGTCTGGGTACGGTCGAAGTTGGTAGCAACTTCGGTGGTACCAGTGATGGCAGTAGACACGGCAGTGTTGCTGATGCTGTCAACCACCGTCTGCAAGACGTTGTTCGGAGCCAGAAGAACGACACCCGCACTGGCGTGAACCACCAGAACCGTACCGATACGACGCTTGGACGTGCCAGGAGAGAGCGACCACCCACCGGCAGTATCACTCAGGTAGACAGGGTCATCAACCGCAGCACCAGAAGTGTTCTGACCGGACAGAACCCACCACTCAGCAACCCGGAGACTCCCACCAGCAGTACCCGGATGGGCAGCCACGAACAGAGGAGAGTTGACCACCTTGCCGTTGTTGGCGGCGGCCTTGGTGACCGAGATAGAGTTGGATGCCACAGCCGTCGTAGAGTCCGGCATAACAATGTCACCCTTGGCAACCGTGCCACCGGCGAGAACAAGGGTATGACGACCAACGTTCCGGTCATCACCAGCGGTGTAGAGACGCTGGGGGGCGATAGACTTCTGCTCCATGAGACACCTCGGCTTGCATGTGAACCCAGAGGGGACGAGATATCCCCGGGTGCGAGCATCTACATACTACCGGGCCCGCTCCTTCTTGTCAAGGTCGGCCGGGTCGAAACCTTGCCACGTCGGCCGCGTCGAGGCGTCCACCGCTTTGAGCTTGCGTTCAGCATCAGACCGGAGTTCCCTCAGACGAGTCTCAGGGCTGTAGTAGTTAGGGCCAGTACCCATCATCTTCGTCATGATATAGGTGACAGACTTCACAGCCCGCGGGTCGTCCTGCAATCGGTACGGATTGAGGGCAAACCGGGCGTAGTTCTGCGTAAGGTTATTCATACCCGGAAGCTCAGTGAGAACAGCCGCGATCGGCTTGATACGCCACCGGCCATGCCCATCCTCAGGCTGATAGGCGACCTTATCCGGATCGATACCAAACTTCCCGGCAAGATGACGTGCAACCAACGCCTTCTCAGCCGTACCCCACTGGTCCTTACTCTCCTGCCCACTGTCAGGGTCAAGACCAATGCTGTTGAAGAACGTATGCATAGGCTCAGACAGCCAAGGGTTACTCTTGTCTACAGCCTCACCCGTGAGCTCCCCAACAGACTGAACCATAAGCGGTTCGACTGCATCCCCGTAGGCTCCGGCGTACAAGTGCGAGCCCAGGGCAGCGGCGAGTCCAATCTGAACGTCAACGAATCCGAGAGTGGTATTGTCAGGCAAGGAGTACAAGGCATAGGGCTTGTCCTTGCCGGAGTCGAGGAACAGTTGACGACGGGTGGCATCATCAACCACCTGGAGAGACATACGGGTGCGCCCACTGTACCACATAGGGCTTTCATCTGTGGCGAGCGCGAGGGTCTTCTCATCCTGCGAAGCATAGGGCCCCTGCTGGCTGGGCAACATAAGGTTCTCAAGCTCACTTACGGCATAGAGTTGCTGCCGCATGTGCCCAAGCTGGGACTGCCCAATCATAGCGGCCTTCATAGCACCCTCAGGGTCATACATACCCTGCATGAGTGCCCGGAAAGCCTGCCGGTGCCCAAGAGCAGTGAAGCGCCAGAAGGGAAGCAACGCCATGAATGCCTTGATAGGCGGGGCGCCGTGCTTCCAGTCGAAGTACGCGTCATTCACCAGCTTGCCTGCTTCCGTAGGCTGGTGACCATCATTCACCAGACGGAGCCACAGGGACATACGGGCACGCTGCTGCGTCATGGTCTGGAAGTCAGACAGCGTACGATGGTACGCACTCTCACCAGAAAGCCATCGCGGGATACGGGCACTGATAGACGTGACATCCCGGCGGGAGAACACGTCCGTCAACTCCTCACGGAGCATGGTATCAACGACACCCTGGTCAATCCAGTTACGACGAATCGTGGCATAGTCCATGACAAGTCCACTCTTGAACTTGACAAAGCCCTGCTCCCCATTGGCCACAGCCGCGATATGCGGATTGAACAGCCACTCCATGACAGGACCGATGACAGCCTTACCAGCCGCCTTATCAGCCTGACGAGACATGAAATCCTGAACGAACTTACCAACGAGGGGGATATTCGGTGCGATGGTATCGATACCACCCTGCAATGCCTTCTCAGGACCAAGCACTGTCCATGCCTGCGTGACATTACCAAGCCAGTTGGTAGTCCAGAAGGAAGGATTGGGGAGGAGATACCCGGTGGTAACAGACCGACGCCACACGTTTACGAGAACCTGAGCGTTAGCCCCGATGGGTCCGTCGAAGCGGGTACGTCCCTCAAGCCGCTTCGCGACGTTACCAAGCTCGCTATCAAGCTGCTCCACAAGCTGCTTGGTGGCCCACACAGGTGCCTTGGGGTCGCTCCCGAGGAGTGCGGCGGCAACCGTCCGCTCCCCCACGTTGCCGGCCCAATCACGGATGACCTGACGGTCCGCCGTCATAGGAAGCCCAGCACGGCCAAAGAAGTCCATCACCTTCCGCATATCAACTGGCTTGCCGTCTACGCCGCTATATGCACCGCTAAGGAATGCATCAACGTGTCGCATCGTCTCCGTATCGATGACGCCGCCGACAGCCTTGGCAAGCATGGCATCCGTCTCATAGAGATTGGACCCATGAGACACGAGGCTACCGGTGAAGCCCATCACACGGACGATGTTAGTATCAGTGCCCCCAAGGCCCGTCTGAGAGCGTGGACGGAGAGAACCGGCGATGACTTCCCCGTCACGCACGATGTCAGTACCAACATACGTTGGCGCCGCCGTACGCTTCTTCATCGCGGCCATGAAGTGTACGAAGTCGCCATCGGCAGCGTACGATGACTTCAACTCCTCCATCATGTCACGGAGGATGATGGCAGCCGTATGGGGATTGACATTCTCCGTCGTGCTCGGGAACCACGTACGCGCCATACCGACCAAGTGAGGGGCAGACGTATCCGCAAACTTGTCGATGAGCGGTGCCATGTCAGCACCCTCGGGAAGCTTATCAAGCTCCTCCACAAAGGAAGCGACACGGGCATCATTGAGTGCCTGATGACGGAACTGCCAGAAGATAGAGCGACCAGACAGGGTGCTCGTATTCTGGAGAGTAGCACCAGGACCATACGGGAGTGGACGAGTGGTATCCAGGTAGTCAATAATAAGACCAGCCTGCACGGCCCCCTTCTCATCAGCACTGGCATCAATGCCGAGGAGCGTGAGAGCCTTCTTCGTATCTTCACTCACGTCCTTCCACTTACCGTGAAGATGCAGATAAGCAAGCTCATCATTCGCCTGAGCAGTCTTATTCGACATCGCACGAATAATCTCAGGCAACTGCTCCTCAACAGCACCGAGCTTCACATACCCAGGACCGAATGACTTGGAGAGACGCTGCGGAAGAGTGGTGACACGACGACGGATACCCTCAAGCGACCAGGAAGTCGCCTTGGTATGCTCGATCTTGTCAAGGTTCTGGACAGTCGAGTGGGTGAGAAGCTGCGGGTACTTATCACTACCACGGAGCAGGGCCCCGGCGACCTCGCGGGGTGCCCGTTGAATCGTGGAGATTTCAGCCGGACTGAGAACAACCCAGGTGCCCTTGGTGTTGATAAGCTTACGCACAACATCACCAAGCGGAGTCTCCTGCTTTGCCAAGATGCCCAGGCCACCGGGCCCAGCAAGGTCGGTGAGCTTCTTGAGCATGTCCGTATTACGGACTGACACATCAGCAGTGCCAGCTACCTTGTGGAGGTCAACCCCATCCGTGATAAGACTCTTGGACGTGGTAAGAGCATCCATCTGTGCCCGCATACTGCGGCTGCGCTTGAGTCCTTCCGCATAGTCACGGACAGTGCGAAGCGCCGCTGCCTTCCACGCCTCCGACTGCGCGGCCTTCCGCGCGCTCTCGTCCAGCTTGTCTGCCACCTTGCCCTTGGTAGCCGCGATGTCCTCGACGGCGCCCGCTGCGGCCTTCCCCCGCGCCGCTGCGGCCTTCTGAGCCATCGCCTGAGACGAACTGATAGCCCGCTCAGAGTGACGCAGACGGGCACCACGCGCCGCGTCAGCAGCCTTCGTGGCTTCCACAGCAATCTTATCCGCTTCCTTTAGCGCCTTCTCAACACCGCCGTACTCAGCGGATACGCGCTTCATGGTAGCAATGGCACTGGCGTGCTCAGCCTTCAACTGAGTCAACGCCTTGCTATCATGCTCAAGGAGTTCCTGTCCGATGCCCAGACCACCCGTCTTACCAACAAGGGCAGCACCCTCATCAGCAAGCGACTTGGCCTTGGCCTTCATCTTCAAGAGTTCCTTCCACGCCTTCACAGCTTCGGGGCCCTTCTGCTTGATGGACTCCGTAGTCTCCTTCAACTCTTTGGTGAGCTTATCCGCCTCAGAGATAGCAGCACTCTGCTCCTCGACAGCCCGCTTGAGAAGCGAGTTAGCAGTCTTGAGTTGCTTCTGAACCTCAGCAGGAGCACCCTTCATAGGGTCAAACTCCTTCTTGATTTCAGCGATACGCTTGGTGTAGTCAGCCAGCTTGAGCTTCCCGGACTCAAACTCCTTACGAGCGGCATCGACCGCCGGCATATAGCCAGGGTCAACTTTTCCATGCTGCTTCTGTAGCTCATCAATCTGGGCACGGAGGGTCGTAGCAGCTTCCTCAGCCTGCTTCTTACGAGTCTCAAGCTCCATGATACGTTGCGTCTTCTCCTCAGACGCAACCATATCTTCGGCCACCGAGTCAATCAGACCGCGGTTGTCCTTGTAATACTGCTCGGCAGCAGCCTGAGCCTTGGTGTACGACTCCTCAATCTTATCCGCAGACCGCTGAGTGCCCGTGAGTGCCTTCCGCTGGGCAGAAGACCCCGCGATATATTCCTCAAGAGCAGCCTTGGACTTCGTGAGAGCGTCCTTAGCCTCAAGCAGTTCCGCCTGCTTGGTCATTTTGGCAGACTCAGCAGTCTTCGCGGCAGCCTTCGCCTTGAGGGATTCAGCCAGCTTGGCACGGTGCTCCTTGGCAAGCGCCTTCGCCGTCTGGTCTGCGAGCGCCTGCTTATGAGCCGCCTCACTCTCAATCGCCTCACCGGCAGCCTTGACCGTCTCGGGGTATTCCTTCTCCAGTTCGGCAGCCTTCTTAGAAGCCGCGGCAGCCTCATCGGCAAGCCGTCCAGCGTCCGTCTTCAACTGCCCGATGGCAGAAGACATCGAGTTATCGCCACGAGTAGCCGCGCGCATTTCCGCTTCGACAACGTCAGCGAGTGCAGGGTCAATACGCTTGAGAGCAGACACGGCGTCACTCGCACTGCCACCACCGTTCACAACGCGCTCAACTTCCTTGATAGCGAAAAGCGCCTTACGGGTCTGGATAAGGTGGAGTCCCTCACCAACGAGCTTGGTGGTTCCGGACAGACCGACCGTGAACGCATCCGGCGACACGGCAATCATATCAAAGCCCATCAGGTGCCCGATAGCAGCGGCGACATCACCAGTGCGCTTCGTATTCTCAGGGGTAGCGTCGATGGTATCCGACGCCGCCGTCATTTCGGCACCCTTACGGAAGGTATCAGCGACATGCTGCAACAGGTCAGGGTTAGAGCGGAGCATACGGATATACGCCTCACGCTCCTCCGGAGTATCCGCCTTCTCACCGAGCATGGCAGCCGTAGAAGCAAGATGCTCATCAAGAGCCTTCTTCCACTCTCCGTCGTAGAGATATTCACCGGCCTTCGACTGGTGCTTACCGGCAGACTTGACACGAGAAGCAAGAATGGTCGGGACAGAGTCGAACATGAGCCGCTTGAGGTAGTCACCCCAACGCTCACTCCGAACTTCCTTACCGGTCAGAGACGTGGTGACACCATCCTTACCGAGGACAGTGAACGTCTTAGGAGCACCGATGGCATAGAACTCTTGCGGGGAGATACCAGCAGAGAACACGCCAGCAGAGCCAGGAATCTCGTCAATCTCCTTCATGAGCTTGTCATCGTCCACGAGGAAAGCAGACAGATGCCGCTTGCCGGTGAACGCCGCGCCAACCTGGCGACGCGCCTTGTCATGGGCACGGGCACTGATGGACGCCTTCACATCCTCAGGATTGTCAACGCCAAGCTCCTCAAGCTTCTTGTCAAGTGCGTCGTACGAGACATGATACTTGTCATAGGACTCATCATCCATCGCCTTGAGTGCGACCTTCTGCTCAAGACGCGACACATCAACACCGAGCTTGCTCCCATCGTCAATCATGGGAATCTCAGTATCACCTGCGGGCATATTCAACTGCTTCCGCAAGTCCTCCTCTTCTTCTTTCGCGTCAGACTGCCACTGCTCGTAAAGATGCTCCTTGTAGTCGGAGACATCACGACCACGTTCTACCTTCTCAGCATATGCAGGCTCCTTAGCCTTCGCGATTGCCATGCGGGTAGGGTCGGGAGTAGTGAGGAATCGCCACAGAGCGGAGTCATGTTCCGGCACACGGCTGGACTCATCATAGGCAACCGCAGGGTCATGAGACTCCTCACGGTCAGCCATGCCACCAGACTTGTACGTACCAGTCCACGACGTATCTGCACTTGCGGGAGGGGGCGCAGATACGGTAGCCGTGGGGGCCACGGGCTTTGCCACCGGGGGGGCAACCACCGGGGGGGCAACAGCCGGCTTCTCCTCTACCTTCGGCTCAGTCTCCGGAGTCTCAGACGCACCAATGCCTGCCTGAGACATAGCATGAAACATGGCATCAGCGGCAGAAGTAGTCCCGCTCTTACTCGGTGCCGTAGGTTTCATGGATTTCCCTCATGTTGGGTGACAGCCCGGTATCCGTATCATACCCGGCGTCGTCCAGCAACACCTTGCGGAGGGTAGCCCGGCGCTTCTTCTCTTCGGGAGAGACAGGGATAAGACCAGGATTGAGCTTCTGTTCCAAAGGAACCTCTTGCTCCTGCACACTGAGGGGGCGAGTGGCTTCCTTACGGTTGACCACCGGCATCTTCATACGGGCATCTGCCTCTTCCTTGGAGTAGTCGATCTCTCCACGACTGTTGCCAACTCCCTTGACGCCCTTCTCTTCCGGCTTGACCAGGTTCGGGTCAGGTGCCTCAGACGGGGTGTGGGGCTTGTCCGTACTAACAAGCTCTCCGGCACGTCCGAGCTTGAGCCCGGGACCACTGGCCCCCATCTTGATATCACCGCTTCCGGCACGGGCGATACCCTCAATGACCCCAATCTTCGCACCCTCATTGCCACGCGCCTTGGGGGTCATGTTCATGTTCTCACCCTGCGGAGGACGCTCGGGAGAGGGCTGAACGTCCTCAAGGTCAAGAGCCGTCTTCTTCGGGTCCGGCTTCTCAGACTCTTCCACATAGGCACCGATGACAGACTCCACTTTGGTCTTCCCACTACCAGTCTGAGCACGGGGGTTCTTGGGGGACACGGTAGCATCATTGGGAGTACCAATCAACTCGATACGTCCATCAGCATACTGCCGATAGATGTAGTCGGGATTGCGGGGGTCGTTCACGATACGGTACTTCGCAGCCTTCTCTTCGGAAGCCGCCGCCCGTGCCTCAGACTTACTACCACCCTTTTCCTCCGTGGTCACAGGCGGCGACGAGCCGTTGGTAATACCAGCAGACGGGTTCTCGGTCTGAGAAGCCAGAGCCGGCTTCTCAGGGGACGTGGGGTCCGCCTCTTCGGCCGGGGTGCCCGTGGGGGTGAGGGGGGTGGAAGAATCGTCCGGGGTTTCCTCCCCGGCAGCCATCACATCCGTTGCCTCCTTCTGGGTAAGAGTCTTCTTCTTACCACCGAAAAGGTCACGAATAGCCGTGCGAACACGGGCGCCGGCTTGGTCGAGCACGCCCGCTTCCTGGCGTCCGCTCAGGATTTCCCGGTCCATGGCCGCGCGAGTATCCGCCTTGGTCTTACTCGCATGGAACTTCGCCGCCTTCCCCCACGCCTGGAAGGCAACCTCATCGTCTTCATACCCATGGATTTCCTTGAACTTCTTGAAAGCATCAGAGGAAATCATAGCCTTCCGAAGCTGGACATACCGAGGGTCAGTACCCGCCATGAGGGCATCAATCTGCTGCTCGATATGTGCCTTCGCGTCCGCGGTATACGGGTTTGCCTCAAGCTTGTATGCAGTCTTGCTCCCAGGGATAGGCTTCCCATCGGGTCCGGTCTGCGGGACACCACCCTCCGTGGTACTACCATCCATCGGTCCGATACCAAGTGCGGCGGCAAGCTCCGGAGAGGGCTTGGTATCAATGCCAGCGATACCACGCATGGACATAGCAAGCATGTCCTGAACCCATCCGGGCTCCCCCTTGGCACGGTCACGGAAGGTCTGGTCAACCTCCGTAATCTGCCCCGTAATCTGCTCCTGACGTTCCATCGCAGAGGCATACGCAGCCTGACCAGCCGCAAGCTGCCTACGGAGAGAGGCACCGGCGGCAGCATCCTTGGGCATACCACTCAGGCTGGTAATGAAGTGCTGAGGGTCCGTCACACCAGCAGTAGCCGCCACTTCACTCAGAAGAGGGATGACCTCACGCGGGTCTTTCGTCTTCTTCAAGAGGGCGTCGAGCTTGGTGTAATACGTCGCACCGTCACGGATGGTGCCATCCGGCGAGACAGACGTAGCAAGGTCTTTGATGTCCTCAGCATATGCAGAACGGACCTTGTCAGGAAGAGTGGCAGTGCCGTACAAATCCTGCTCGGTGGAGAGCGCCGTCATACGCTCCGTAGCGGCCTGCATTGCAGAAGACACAGTCGTCGCATAGGAAGCATTCTCAGACGCCGCATACTTCAACAGGGCGGAAGACAAGTTGGACATAGCCGTCTGGTATCCGCGCTGGGACTTCATATCCTCGGCCTTCATACTGGACTCGACCTTCTTGAGATCAGCCAGCATTCCGGTATACTTTGCGAGGAGGGCCTGTCGTTGCGCCTCAGTCATTTCCCCGTCGATAGGGGGAAGATGAACGAGCGCACGGAACGTGCTCTGTGAACCACGGGCAAGCTCAGCACCCTTCTCAGCCTCGTAAAGCTGAAAGTCCTTTGCAGAGTCAAGAGGATTCACACGAGAGCGGATACGCTCAAGGATAGGGTCACGGGCGTCCCGGACATCAACGGGTGCATCGGCCATGGTATCTCCTAAGTCTTAGCTGCGTTGGCCGCAGCCGTATTCGCCTGCTCAACACCCTTGGAAATCATGCTACCAGTGCCCGAGACAAGCTGGGGATTCAGAAGGGTGCTAATCCAGAACTGAGTGTCCTGACGGTTACGGTCCTGCTCACGCTCAAGAGAGCCACGGATGGCTTGACGCTGCTGCTCACGCAATGCCTGGGAAGTCTTCTCCACCTCCGCAGACGCGAGTGCCCCGGCGTTACCAAGCTGCGCGGCAGCGTCACGCTGTACCTGCGCTGCACGCCCCGACACGGCAGACATGGGCCCCGAGGCAAGCGCAGCCTGCCCCATGTCCTTAGCCTGACCCTGCATATTCGCAGCGGCCTGGGAGTTGGCAGAGTCAACCGCTGCGCGCTTCTCAGAGGAAGACATACCGAGTTGACCATTCTCCATCTTCTTGAGATCACTCAGAAGATACTTACGAGAACGATCCCCGGGGTTGATACCACCGAAGGCGTCGAGCTTGTAAGTAGAAGAGTCACTCAGCGGTGCGGGCGTAGGAGCGTCCATGGCTCCATCTTACCGCACTGCTCCGGTGGTGTCAACCTACCGGAGCCAAAGGAACTTCATGTTTCTGACACGGAATCGAATCATACCACCGAACTCTTGGTCAGCCTCTTGAGTGTCGGTGATACCAAGCAAGTCACGCTGCGCCTGGTTCCGGATAGCGAATCCTCCGCCCCAATACCGGATGTTGGCACTGTGCCAGCCTGCGGCAGGTACGTCATTCCCCGTCAGCATGACTGACCCAGACCAGATACGGTCGGTGAATCGGTGGCGCTCGTTGAAGTAGCACGCGGGAGGCTGATGCCGGCTCTGACCAGGAAGTTCCGCGTCATCAAGGTACGCCTTGAAGATAGCTTCATTGTCAGTCACATGGATACCAAAATCCGATGCGGTAACAATCTGCCAGGTAAGCCACATGATAGTGGGCTGACGAGGCAGGAAGAACCGTACACCAGACCCATGCACCATGGTATAGGCACCATCCTGGGTGTTATCCGATGGGTTGAGTACCGTAAGTACGTCACTCGGCATGGTCGAGCCAACCATGCGTCCATTCCCCAACGTACGGTTCCGGATGAGGGAAGACCGGACCTTCCACCCGGCATTCGTGTAGTTATGGTCAAGCTCCCCGTTGATATCAGCAAAGCTACTGCCGGGGGTCTGAGGGGCATACTGATTCGTGTTCAGTAGGTTCGGACCAACGACATCACCATCAGCAGGGGTAGCCGCGAACGTAATAGGCATCTATTCCCCCTGTAGAGCGGCATACCAGAGGTTGCCATCACGGAGCGTTGCAGTCACAACATCGTTGTTGATGCTTCGGTCATCCGTCGCCACAGCTACCATGATACCCGTTACATTGGTGTGGGGAGCAATATCATCAGCAGTGATGACGGTACGGATCGAAACAGTCTTATGCAGGTCAAGCGTGAACTCGGTAGTATCCCACTCAGAGTTGAGATACCGCTCCGTCTTCTTGATGTTGTGCCAGTCTCCATTCTCATCACGGAACATGATGGTGAAGATAGCATACTGATGATGTAGTGCCGCAACATCCGGACCAGCAGACACAAGGCTTACGACATTCACATCAGTACCGACGAGGATGCCCACAAGCGAAGAATCTGTCATGTCAATGGTAGAGATCGTGTCAAGGAACAGCGAGTGAGTACCATCGTCAACGAGTTGCCATCCCGGGCTCCCGATGGTGCTATCCCCGTAATACGTATACTTGTTAGTATACGTATGGGCAACCGTCCCAGAGATAGACACAGAGCGTGCATTCTCTACCGCCGTCGGACAGTGTTCCGCGGTAAGGGACTCGGGCTGGATATCCGGGAACTCGATGTCGTTGATATCATCCTTGATATCATCGTACCCTTGCTGCATCGTTGCGGCATCAATCGTGTATCCTTCCTCAACCAGAGTCACTTCGGACCCGGTACCATCGACCGCTGTGCTCTCTGGGTCGAGTACGAGGAGGATAAGTTCTCGGTTGAATACTGCGACCGTGCTCACATCGTCAAGCTGGAGGAGGCTGCCCGACTGAGGAACACGCCCGACAAGCTCAATGATGTGGTTACCAGCCGCGAGGGGGAGGATTAGGTCAGTCACGAAGGGGAGTGCGATACTGTTTACCGACTCACCATACGGGTCATTCGACCTATCAAGCCCACCGGTAATCGTCTCATCAACCACCGTACCGTCGATACGGATGGCGTACTGACCACAGGGGTCATCAGGGTCACGAAAACTCTGCTGCTGAAAAGAAGCAAGTACCCACAGAAGAGAGTTACCCGTGAACTTTTCAAGCTGCATGATACTCTGCCACTCGCTGTGCCCAGAGAGTGTGAAGCGTGTATCATCAAAAGACCCGGGAGGAGCGCCCCCACTAGCAGCATAGTCACGCGGGTACGACGTATCACCGGGCACAAACCCGTCCGTACCACCATCCATCTGAGTATATCCGACAGCCGCATCGAACTCCACAAAGTCATTGTTCAGATGGAGAGTGAACCCCGGGGCCGCATACGTTCGGTCGGGGAATGCGTTACTGGCAAAGTTGTGCTCATTGAGCTTGCTAAGCTCATCCTTTACGGTACGGTGGTTCGCAGCAATCTCCTCCGCAGCGATGGGCTCATCGTTACGAAAGCGATACTTGGGGAGCTTGTGTGCCATTATCAGTCCATCCGTCCAGTGCCCGGGTGGACACGTTCAAGAACCCGCATACCGATGAACTCAAACCGCTTGGTACTACTAAACTTGAGCTTATAGACTTCGCACGACGGGATATCGATGGAGCACTTCTTCCAGTACCCACGGCGCCGAACGAACTTAGCTCCGGCCCCATAGACCGTAGTACCATACGTCGGTGGGATATCGTCACGACTAACGAGCGTCATGTTCGTGGTATCAGTGACGATAGGATTCGACAGGCGCCAATCGCGATATGTAGTAATCGTACCATACCCGTTGTACGTCTCACGGAGCCATAGATTGACTTCCATCGGAGTCTTCCTCTCCTGAGAGCGGAAAGGCTCAAGCCAGGAAGTCTCTACGATGGCCGTTCGTGCCTCAGGGATATGCTCACTGTTCTCATGGTCGAGCAGCCACACACCCTTCTTCACATCACCTGTGTAGTTGGTGGAGGTACCGACAGCCAGCGCATACTTACGGTGGTCCTTGGTAAGACACACCTGCACAGCCTGGATATCCGTACGGCGCTTCCACCCTTCCCCATCGAATACCCAACAGATGGTATTACGCGAGGAGCCATTGATGGGCACCCAACACCGATACTCACGGGACACCGGGTCGAAGTAGGCGGTAGCCTGCCGCATACGGGTAGTGGTAATCTTGGCAAACTCATCTCGGATGTCTTCCGAGATAAACGAGATTACCCCCTGCTTGTACTGGTAGAAGCCATCTCGGCCCATCCAGACACAAGAGCCGTCAGGCATGTTCGCAAAAGAAGACGGAGCCGCACACCCCTTCTCAGGGTCAAGCGTCCCAGAGCGGAACCGCTGTCCAGTCTCATCCATGGAGATAAGGTACGTGCTGGTTTCCGTCATAACCAGAAACCCCTGGTTAGTCAGCCACATACCCATAATCTCAGCACCGTTCGCATCCGGGAACATTTCGTCCTCCGGAAGGAAGGTACCATACCGACCGGCCTGAGACGGAATCAGCAGGCCAGGATCAGACGTAGTGTTCGCCAGCCAGAACCGTCCGTAAGCATAGCAACCAAGCTTGAAGACAGGCACGGGACGGGGGTAAACGGGCTTGCGGATAAGCCAGGCATCAGGAGCATTGTCGTAGTACCGACGGGTGCAGCCATCGGGGATAGTCGCGTAGGAACTAACGACGGCAGACCCGATGTTGGTTGGGATGGAGAACAGGTCAGTAGTGCCCGAGCTTAGCATATCCTTAGAGCGCAGCAAGTCCTTACCGACAGTGCCCGTGGGCCCATCCTCGATGTTCTGGACGCAAAGCTCTTTCAGAAACTTCTCAGGCTTATCCCCGGCACCATACTGCGTGGAGATATCAACAGTGTTCGACCGTGGAGAGACGGGGGAGACGTTACCGAAGTAGTCTACCCACTGCTGAGCATACTGATACCGACTATGGTTCACACCACCGGCCGTATCAATCCCACCACTTCCGTCAGACATAGTGGTGTAGAATCCAGTACCGATACGCCCATACCCGAAGTCATCGTGAAGTTGATACCCATTAGCATCAGAGCGATTGACAGCGTACCCGCTATCATTCGCGTTGGCAATGGACGGGGTAGACGACTCGGGGCCCAGGGCCAAGGGTGCCCCGGGTGCCCGGTCGAAGCCAAGGGGCAAAACAACCTCGCCATCATAGAAGAATGCCCGGCTACCCTGCGGGATGATAACAACACCGGTAGGTGTGCTCACACACTGCAAAGGAAACTGGATACCTTGATGGTCATGGATTGTACTCTCAACCTGGGCGCCGGAGCCTTCCGGGCCGATAAGGTTACCCCAGGTGTGGTCCCATCCTTGATGGACTTGAATGTATTGTCCGTTCTGAATGAGTAGCACGTCGCGCGTGCCACCCATGAGCAGACAATGATAGATACCATGAAGGTTACCCCAATCATTGTCCGCCCGGTGAGGGTCGTACTTACTCGGACCGATAACAGACGCGAGCGTCCCATCCGAAGTGAGAACCATGTTCTCAATGCGGTTGGCATACTTAGCCGATGCCAGGAAGCTACCCGTCTCAACACGGATAGCCTGGATATCAGTAGTAAGGGGACGCCCGGTAGCCATTACGCCTTGCCCTTGGCCGCACGCGCGGCAGCCACATCAGCGACGAACGCCTCAAGCTTGGCAATACGAGCTTCCATCGCAGCCATGTCAGCGTCATACTTCTCACGGAGCACGACACGGATAGGCTTGAACCCGGACAGACGACCCTCCTCCGGAGTCATCTGCTCAGTGCCAAAGCTCGGGTGAAGAACCCAGGCATGGCGAAGACCCTTCACCTTGTCATTGGTCCATCCGAGACAACGAGCATAGTGGATATTCCCACTCGCGTCAGTCTGCTCATAGAGCAGAACGTCGGGCTCAACTTCGATTCCCTTACCTTCATTCGGCTTGTAGCCCATGGGGGCCTCCTGGTGGAATGGTCAGTGTAACACGCTACGTCGGCTCGGTGTAGGTCACAGAGCGCGCACGCAGGCCGGTGACGCCACTGTTGATACGAGCGAGCCGCTTAGTTTCCTTCTGATAGTTGATACTGGAGTACCGCTTGGTGACCATACCAAGAGTTTCTTTGTATCGCGCCATCGCGAGTTGAGACATTTCCGGCTGGTTGTTATACTCGTACGCGATGACAAGGACACGCTGCAAGAACAGTTCCATCGCATCTTCGGGGATACGAGGAGCATCCTGGTCGTTCGTAAGCTCCGTCGGACGAAGCTGCACACGCATGTCAATCTCATACCGATTGTCCGGCTGAGGGAAGAGACAGACACCGAAGTGGCTATTCACCCGCTTGAGCCGACGGAGATAGTCATGAAACACACTGCCGGTATAGAAATACTCGGTCGCGTTCCCAGCAATCTCAGTCAGGAGCATGGGCACAGCCGGACTCTCAATCGGGTCCGTGATAGCTCCGTTCACAGCCGCATCGTATCGACGCGCCCAGATGCGGATATACAGACCGGACCGGCCCTCACGCAGAGGGACATCAGACCCGAAGTTCAACTGCTTGTCAACATTCGGGATGTTGTAAATCTTGATGCAGAAGCCACCGTTGGTGGTACTGACCTTGGCAGACCACGGAGACGGCGAGGACTCCCACACGGGCTCAACATAGTCCTGAGCCGTGGAATCCCAGGCGTCACGGCGACCCCAGCAAACCGTATAACAGAAGTCAAACTGACCCGCGTTATCAGGTCCATCCCACGTCGGTACCTGTACCGTCGTCACCGAGGGTGCCCGGGTGGGGGCGTCGAGGGCGAAGGGAGTACCCGGGTAAATGACACGGGGAAGTCCAGTAGTCCGCCCGTTGAAATCAACGAGACGCCCAGACTCCATATCACCACGGGTAGATACCTTCAACTGGTAGTTCGCGTTGTGATGAAGCTGAGCGTTCTTGATAGTGACAACGTCACCAGGGAGGTAATACACCGGGGTATAGACACGGTACTGGTAATACACACCGGTGGCACCCTGCCACGGGCGAGTAAGCGAGACACGTTCCGTCCCGTCGTTCATCTGCCACCACTCGCGCGTCTGAACGCGCCGGAGCGTACCATCGGTGTCCGTGATCTCCAACCACCGACCGTCCCATGACCCGTCGAAAATCCATGTAGAGGCCCCGGTATTAGGGGACCGCTCAAGGATATACGGGTCAACTGCATTCCGCGTGAGACGGTCAGCCGTGCCCGACGCAGCCGCAGAGAACGTGTCAGGCAGCGTACGGAGCGTGAAGTTATCTTGCAGTAGGAACGGGGCATCCTCAAAGAGGTACTGATACGCCCGGTTCACGAACCGATTGAACTTTGCCTTGAACTCATCAGACTGACTCGGAGTCCAGTCCATCTGCTCAAGAACGAGTTGCCGAATAGCAGAAAGCTCCATGATGAACCTCTCGGCCCATCATAGAGCTTCTGCCCTGTTGGGCCACCTTGTTAGGTGTTAGCCGCGACAGCGGAACCGGCCGACCCAAGTGCTGGCCGCAGCACCGCCCGTGATAGCCCAGCCAATCGACTTGGCAGAGTCCGTGGTCGTACCACCGGAATCATCAAGCGCACCAGCCACCGCATTGCCAGCGATGAGGGGGCGGTCCGCCGTGGTACCGCCGGTATCCGCGACATACAGCCCGACCCCCTCACGGAGAACCCAGCCATACGTAACAGCACCGGCACTACCGAGTGCTCCCTGAGCCAGTCCGACGATACGCTCGGGGGAGCAATCGACAGCACCAATGACACAGTTCTCATAGGTAGCCGTACCAGCCGCACGACTCACCGTCTGACCAGCGGTCAGCGTGGTACCAGACGCAATCTGGACGTAAATCCAGATACGCTTGCCACGGCTGACAGCATTGCGGCTACCAGACGGAGCGGAAAGGTCGATGAAGCCAGTAGGCTCCTCATACTCAGTACCAAGCGGGTGACGCTGGACGGTATCAAGAGCAGACAGGTCAACGGCGAAGTTGTTGGACGACATAGGCGAGTCTCCTTAGGTGAGAGCGGTACCGCTGAGGCAGCCGTTGGCCTTGAGCATCGTGCAGTAAATCTGCCACGAGCAGACAATCTCCCAGCCCCAGGCGTCGCGGCCTTCCAGCTTGAAGGGACCACGGACCTCAAAGAAGCCCTTGGTTTCATGCTGAGCGTCAGAGCCGAGGGTAAGAATACCCCAGGTCTTCGGGTTCAGGAAGTACATGATACCATCAGTGGTGATACCACTGAACGAGGCGAGGTTGTCCGTGATAGACACATCCTCAAACAGTTCAAGCTCGTGGAAGAGGATACCAGACTTGTTCGTCTGAGTTGCACCCGCCTCACCCTTGGTGTTCGGACGCTCAGAGGCATACCGAACCTGGTCATCCAGCGACTCGTAGTAGTTGTTGTACGAGGTGGCGTCACAGAACCCGAGGGTCGGGGGGCCCTCGTCACCGGAACGGACTTCGCACGACCCATACACTTCGCGCATCTTGCGCTTGCCATTGGTCGGGAACGCGGCGACAGCACCGAACTGGTTGTACCAGCCAGTGGTGCCACCGGCAGCACCCTCCTTCGGGAGGTTGAACACCGTGTCAGACTGCGAACCCTTGGCAACGAAGTCCAGGATACCAGCGAGAGCGGTACCATCGGGGTTGTAGGTGGTCGTACCATTCAGCGTGGCAAGGCCATCGATGTCATAGGTCGAGCCATTGCCAGTGAGAATCTGGGCGACAGCCTTCTGCTTGTAATCAAGCATCGCCTTCTCAGGGTACAGCTTGAGCAGATTGGCAATGCCCGTCTCACCACTCGCGTGACGGAGGGCCTGACCCTCAACCGCGAAGGCGTAGATATGGGTCGGGATGTACACGCGACCCTGCTTGGTGATAGACCGACGGCCATAGGCGTACGCCTCAGACCCCGACACCAGCTTCTTGATGTTTCCAGGTCCATCCGTAACAACGGTGAACGCAGCGTACTCACCACCAGACGGGCGCTTCTCAATCGAGTCAACCATCTTCCCAAGGAAGGGGTGACCGTCAAAGAACACGTCAGTCAGCTTCGGGAGAAGATGAATGGTCGCGAGATTGAGGGCATCAGGAGTGACGGGCATCGGAGGAGCCTCCTATCAACGTTTGGAACTGACGAGGGCGAGACGAGCAGCTTCGGTACGTGCAGCATCCCGGGAGAGATTACGCACGTTCCGCTCGGAAGACCTCACAGGGGCAACCGTACCACGGGCCCCGCTCGTCAGCAAGGCCGCAGGTGAAGAAATATCGTCGGTGGTCAGTTCGCTGATGGCGGTCTTCACAGCGAGCCGGTGTCCGGTACCAGAGAGCCCATGTTCTTTCACAAGCTCAAAGGCCCTCTCACGGACCTTGCTACTACGACCGACCAAGGCAGCCGCAGCCTCTTCGTCCCAGCCCTCATCGAGGAGGGTAACAAGCTCCTGCCGCTTCGCTGGGTCAGACACGATGTCCTTGTGACGGTCCTTGAAGGCTTGAGCTTCCTTCTGAGCAATCGTCTCGGTCATCTTGTCAAGCTGAGCCTGCAACGCCTCAACCTTCTTGGTTGCCTCGGCATGGGTCAGCTTCCCAGACTCCTGCTCCTTGAGAGTGAGGTTCAGCTTCTCCTCAAGCTCCGCGGCCTTCTTCTCAGCAGCGGTAAGGCGTGGGTCATCCCCGATACCAGAGAGAACGTCACGGTACTGAGCAAGCTCCGTCTCACGCTCCTTGAGCTTCTCCTCATAGGTCTTCGACACCCGCTCATAGAACGGGCGGTAAGACTCATGCACTGACTCCGGCTTGCCATCCCAGGTGCCCACGTCCCACGTAGTAGAAGACGCAGACGAACCGCCATCGGCCCCGGCAGCCCCCGCCCCGGAAGTGCCCCCGGGGGTGCCCGTGGCCTGCCCCGAGGTGTCAGCCCCCGTCGTTCCGGCCGAGCCTGCCCCTGCCGCCGCAGAGGCAGCACCGGCATCGCCGGTAGTGGTAGTGGTCTGGGTGGTATCAGCCATGGTAGCTCCTACTGCTTACCGAAAGCAAACTTGGCCGCACTCTTCCGAGCGTCGGGCATCGGCATGTCGGTGATATCCGTCTCGGCACCAGCCTCGGCGTTGGCATCACCGGGCTTGCCCTCCTTCTCCTTCTTCTCACCCTCACCCTTCTTCTCGATGTAATAGCCGGCAGCCTCAAGGGCCGACACGACACCATCGGGGTCAGAGCAACCAGCGTCAGAGAGAATCTTGGAGACTTCGGGAGAGGCAGCCATGGTATCACCAGAGGGAGAGGGCTTACCAAGCATCTTACCAATCTGAGCATCAAGCTCAGCGGCGACTTGGCTCAGTTGAGTGTCGGAAGGCATATCAACCTCGGACGGTGCGTCCTACGGCAAGCTTACCATCACCCGGCGTAGGCGTCCAGCCCTTGGCTTCCTCTTTCTTCACAGCACTACGGCGGGCATCTTCATCGTTGTGCCCCATCTTACGGGCAGCGATATCAGCCCGAGCGCGGGCCGCATCAGCAAACTTCCGGTCAGTGGAGTCACCTTTGCTGAACTCAACAATCCCCTTGCTCTTGAGATAGTCACGCTTCTCAGCATTGCTATAGAACGTCTTGTTCAACTGCTTGCTGTACTCAGGAGTAGCCGACTGAATGCCTACGACCTGTGGCATACCAATCTCAGGCTGTACCCGGAACTCACATCCCTCAGTGGGGCACGCGAAAGTCGTACCATTGAATGAGTCGAGGTCAACGAAGACATCCTCAAGGGTGCCACACATAGGACAGTGGACAGTACGGATTGCCTTGTTCATGTTATCTCCCAAGTGCCTTGCGGTTCTGAGCCAGAGTCTCACCTACGAATCCGACAGGGGCAAGCACAGTGCTAAGAATACTCCCGACAAGTCCCTTGTTATTAGGATTCGGACTAGCCGCCGGGTCCATAATCTGCTTATCACTCGGGCCCTTGGGGTTCAAGGGCGAGGAACCATAAGGTCCAGACCATGGCTCGTAGATGGTAACACCACCCTGTTTCGCCTCTCGGACCCACCCCTTCTCAGGGTCCATCTTCCACTCACCATAGTTCTGCCCCGTCATACGGGCAGCTTCCGCCTTCTTATCAGCGACGGAGGGCCCAGCAACAGAGCGAGCGAGGGCAGGCACGGAGCCGAAGGCACCCTGCAACTTCTCTCCCGTCGAGGCAGCCTGAGCGGCGGCAAGCCGGTCATCCTGAGTGATAGGCATCTTACTACTCCGTAGCTCGCTTCGGCTTATCTGTCATCCCAAGGCGCTTCACGTCATCGGCAGTAGCATCAACAGTACCCAGAATGCCCCCGTTCCCATTAGGGCGTGGAACCTTCGTATCATAGCTACCATGGTTTTGATACGGTCCTGGTTTCTTATTTGCACCATAGTGGCTGTAAAGCATTCTATCCTCTGCATCACCACCGACGAACGTGCCATCACCCGTAGCAGCGACCCGCTGGAAAACGGCGGCAGCAGCATCGGTATCCATACCATGTTTCTTCGCATACGTGGCGATAGCCAGTGAGCGTGGAGTCTCACTGGTAAATGCACTCGGACGCTCAATGGTATCCTCCTCCTCCATCGCCCTCATATACTCTTCCTGATTCTTATAACCAAGCTTCGCTGCCTCAGCACGGGCATCAGCCATGCTTACGGTACCCCCGTTGAGCTTGTCAATTTTCGGAACGAAGGGCATCTTATTTCCTCAGGGCATTCGGGAGTTTCGCACCGGCACCCCCGCCGATAGCAGACTGCTCGGCGGTAACCGGGGGAGGTTCAACAGCAGAGGGCATTTCCCCGCCGTTCAGAGACTCATCGGTACCCGTCCCAATCTTATTGGGGTCGGGCTGCGCGGTCTGACCACCTCCAGCCCCCGGCTGAGCAGCCGGGCCCGCGAGTGCCCGTAGCTCGTCCTCAGAAGGGGTGAGATCGCCCAGCTCAAGCAGGTCGGTAAGACGGGCATACAGCTTCTTCTGACTAATCATAGCCGGATTAGCTTGCAGCATCGGCATGAACTCAGCAATCTTCTTCAACTGAGCAGACTTGCTGTTCTCAGTCGGGGAGTAGGGGACAACCTCATAGTCAATGTTGAGGTCATCAGATGGAAACTGCCCCTTGGCGATAATCTCCTTACCTTCCTCCGGAGTGCGGAACTGGAGGATAGTCCGGTCCAGCTTCTCAGACTGACCGTCCATGATACGCACGAAGATGGTATCATTCTCAGCCAAGAACTGCTCGTAGAGCCCAATCGTGGCAGAGGCCATGAACCAGATAGCGTCAGAGATTACTTCGATACGGCGACCCTGACGAGTCCGAAGTGCGCTATCAATAAGCGCAAGCTCAGTAGCAACATCCGAGGCGCCGGCCATACCACGGGTATACTGAGGCATCCCGAGGCGGAACATGATTTCCTGCTCAAGGGCGGTCTTCGCGGTGGTGAAAGACGGCGACAAAGCAGACGTAGGAGTCTGACCAAGTGCATCCTTCATAGCCATACCATTCTTCAATGCGATATCGAGGATATCACCGGGGCTGGTACAGTTACGAAGCTTGGTCTTCGCATCGTCAACGTCGTCCACAGCCATCGCATTGAGTACGGTAACAGGAATAGTCGCCTGGGCATGGCGAAGCTCAAGCGTCCGCGCCTCATCAAGCCGGCGAACCGGATTCTCAATGATAGCAGCGTCACTCAGACCACCGCTGTCCTCCAAGTTCTCATTGAACTTGACCATCCAGTACGGATTACGCACGAAGTAGTATGGAGAGGGCCCAGCATAGAGCGGAACCTTCTCATTCTCAAGATAGTGATAGTAACGAGGGACAGGTTCAGTCAGGTCCGTCACCTCGTACACAACCACCCACTTGAAGACATCCATCTGCTTATTCGCAGTCGTCTTCTGAGCCTGGTCACGCTGCAACCACTGAGGATAGCAGTCAAACTTGACCTTCTTTGCTACCTCAGGGTCGTACACACGGCGACGGTCAGGAGGAGCGTCAGGGGCATTGATAGGAACACGGGACTCAAACTCTCCCCGAGTAAGAACCGTGGCCTCAATGACGTAACGCACGTCTTCCCACTTGGTTACCTCCTTGTCATAGAAGATATGCCGCGGGTCGATGTTGATGTAGTCAGGACGCTGTGCCGGGTGCTTCCATACCACCTTGATAAAGGAACGCGGGTAGACAGCAGATAGAGTAGCCGCAGACCACAGGGTTCGGTGGGCCTTCACACGGGCAAACGTCGAGTTTACCAGTGCTTCGCGTGCCTTTGCCGCGACACGGTGCCCAGAGTTGTAGGGAGTAGCCGTAATCTTGGGATTTGGTGGCACAATGCTTGACACCATCGAGTCAGTGTACGCATATAGCGACCCAGACTCAAAAACGACATCCTGGTCGTTACCGGTATCAATCGGGTCCGTAGCATCAACACGTTTGAGTTGGGCACACTTGTACATTTCACGGTGCCGGTCCCAAACCTTGGAATCCTCAGCAAGAGCCGCGATATGAGCCTTGATGATGTCAGCGATTGCATCGGTGTTGAGCATGGCTACTTATACCATGCGTTACGGTCCCTGCCCAGGGCCGAGCGCCGCTGAGCTTGCATCTTTTTCCACTCTCGGGCCCTCTCATCGGCGCGGTACAGCCCTGTATGAATGGGATTGTCGCCTGCGGGTAGCTCTTTGGGGGCCTTCTTACCCCGCGGGGTCACTCGGGCACCCACAACAGCGAACATAAGGGCGGAAACACTGTCCCAATGGTGCCTCTCACGCCTCCGCTTGTTAGGGCCACCCCTAATAAGCTCGCTATTCACGTTTTCTTCGACCCGCTTGTCATGCTTGTACGTCATAAGCTGGTCAATCGTCCGTTTATCGGACAAAGTAAGCTCATCCATGAGCCCATCGATCAACTGAGCGGTCATTTGCTCAAGAGAAGGGCCAGTCGTGGTCACACCAGGGCGTCCCTTGTCATCATAGTAGAGATTCGGGTAGTTCCAGTCACGCAAAAGGCTCACGATTGCCTGACCGACCCCATTATTCTCGACTACAATCAGCGCGCGGTTGTATCGGAGCCCAACTTCTTGGAGTTTACGCGCAAAAACAATAGGATCAGCGTGATCTGCGAACCAAGCCACCTGATACCAGCCATCCCGAGACACCTCAAGCACCTGAAAAGCAGCGTGGTCGCGAGAAGCATGACCGCAAGGGTCAACACCAATGACATAACGGCACTCAGGGTCGGGAGAAACGTGTTCATAGTAGCCTTCCTTAGCAGAAATGAGGTCATCCCGCTTGTGCTTATCAAGCGCGTGCCCAGGAATCGCGCTTTGTGCCCCGGTAATCCAGCAGGTCACGTCATCAAACGGGTAAAATACCTTGAAAAGTTCAGGATTACGGCGAATCTCAGCGTCCGTATCCATGATACTACGACGGAATGCCAGATGCTCAAGCCTCAATCCCTTAGCTTGATAGTCATTGAGTAGCCGGATCTCCTCTTGGTCGGGTGCCCAAGAGGCGGGCCAGGGGCGCCGATTGAGTTTCCCGTCCCAGAAAGGACGGAACAAGTACATATGACGGCCACTCCCCTCCCGTGCCATCACCACATGCTCATGCCAATCGTTCCCGGCGAGCCAGGGAGTGCATTCAAACACGGCGATGGAGTTAGCACGGTTGACAATCGAGGGGTAAATCATGCTCATCGTGCCAGAGAAGTCCGACCAGAAGGCACACTCAGAGGCGTGGAAGCTATCTGGAGACTGACCGATACCCACGGCGCTTGTCTCGGCCGACAAAACACGCATCTTACCGCCGACGAGTGGGTCAAACGTCAGTTGAAGCTGCTCATTTCCCTTGAGGGTCGGTGACTTCACGGACTCGGGCCACCGTACGTGCATCTGATGTACCCGCTTATGCAGGTACTTGGCACGCTCATCGATGTCAGCGATACACGTATGGTCCCACCCGGGCGTGTACGCCGTCTTAGAGTACAGTCCGTACTCAACCACAAGGCTCTTACCCATCTGACGGGCAGTCAGTACGGTCAGCCACTTGGTCTGTCCGAAGTCAGTACGCGGGGGCTCATCGAGGTAGTTGAGCACCTCGGTCTGTAGCGAGGCAGTAAGACGGGTCGGGTCGTACGGCACGAACGTACTCGTCTCCTGGTCGAGCACTTCCGCGAGTTGCGGGAGGCTCTTACCAGGGGAGCGCAGGAACTTGAGTTGTTCGGCCGGGGTCATTGTTACTCCTCGTCTTCGTCCTTCACATCGATGACACGGGGAACGTGCTCCTGCGTGATAAGCGGAATCGTCTCACGCAATAGTTCAGACTTCTTTTCCACGTCATTCCACAGCCTCTCCGTGAGAGACGGGGGTGTAGGCTGGCTACCAAGCTCAGTACGCTCCCGAATGACAAGCTCACGGATGAATGACCCGCCCGTCTGAGGACCGTTCTTGTTCTTGACAGCAGCAGCCGCGTGAACGTTACTCTGAATCTGGGAACTCCAGTCCCTCAGTTCCTTCGAGTAAATCATCGGTATGTCGCCGCGAAGCAACCCCGTCAGTAGGGCAGCTTGCAAATCGGTAACTGCTTCGGGGTCGCGGAGGGCTCCCGGTTCGAGCAGTTTCATAATCTGCCCACTTGGCGTACACGCGGGCAAACTCGGCTTCGTTGATTCCTTCTTTGCCATAGAGGTTCGCAAGCTCCTTCATGAAGTCGAATGGCATATGCAGCTTCTTATCCGGAGGTGCCTCACCCCGGAACGGGAAGTATTCAAGCCGGATGGTAGGGTCGAGCCCAACACCGGTCTGCAAGTGACGGAACATCCACTTATTCTTACGCCAGTTCTTAGAGGCGTAAGAGCCCCACCACCACGTCTCTTCCATGTGACGCTTCGCGGCGTTGGTCTTCCAGGCGATATCGTGAAGGGTACGCATCCGTTGAATCGGATTGAGACGTAGACCCTCGATAGCAATCAACTGGAAGTATGAGTCCTTGTTACGCAGGGCGGCAATCTGGGAAGGCAACAACCGCTTGGTGTTGTCATTCATACCAGTGACACGCTGCGTCATGATGGTATTGAAGTAGTGCGTCAGAGGAGTCGTATGACACAGCGGTGTGAGGTCAGACCCGGATGCCCACAGCTTGAAGGCGAGGTGCCCACATAGCTGCTTGATGGTAAGAGCAATCGCCCCTATCAACTCCTCTTCCGTCAATGAGAAGATGCGCGCGAGCGAGGGCGCGTGTGCCCCGATGCAGTAATAAGTAAGCATCGAAAGCCCGCACACGCTTGTACGAGACATGATGCCAGTACAGAACGGACCCTTCTTAGCTACAAGGTAGTTGACTACCTCACGAGGCGTGGGAGGGTCTTCAAGCCCAAACGCAGCATGAATCGTGGGATGCCACGCAGGACGATAGACTCGCCAGTTCTCATCGAGGACCATAGAGGCATAGTCAGCACTATTGCCAATACAGAACGACCCGACACTTTGGGCAGCCTTCCCCGCCGAGTTGCGTACCTTCCACGACGACGCCGTTTCCTCGGGCCCAGGCGTGAGGGTGGTAAGGCTCAGAATGTTGGGCAAGCGGTAAGAGTCCAGTGGAATCGTCTGAACTCGGCGCATCCCTTGGAACACATGGTCAATCAGATGCAGGTGTGGTCGGAACGAGTAGACCTTGCAGTCATGCTGAGGCACAGGACGCCGGCGCCCGTCATAGTAGTCGATGAACTTACCGTTCTCATCGATGCAGTTGACCGGCGATACAGGGGCGCCATGGAGTTGAATCTGACGAGCCATGGCGCCCTCCTATCTTGTTACGCGACCACTTCCCAATCAACAGCAAGGATATCCGTCTGTGAGGCGAGCCAGCCCATGAGGATTTCGCCCGTGGCAGTCTTCATGGTGATACACGGGAGAACGGTAGCGGTACCGCCGTTCTGCTCAGCATACGCTTTGTTGTGCTCAGACCAGAAGTTCTCGGCCTTCGTCTCACGTCCGCTATCACAGGACAGAGCAAGCCACATACCCTTCCCGTTCCAGCCAGCGCGACGGACCCGGAAACCCATCTTGAGATAAGCAATGGCAGAGCCAAAGCTCGCACCCGTAGACGGGAGTGCCCCAAACTCCTGATTGATGAGAGACACACATGCCTCCCACTTCGCACGGATGTTCTCGGGGAGGTCGTCCCACTCCGGGCAGGGCTCGCCCCGGTAGTTCTTGTTCGCAGTCGCAGGGTCACCCCCAGCATTGTAGGCATTGTACAGGGCATGTGCGAGAGTCATCGTGTCCTCGGTGGAGCAGCGGGGATTACCGCCATGGCGCCACTGTAACACGTACCTTCTCTATGTCAACCGCTCGACGCCCAGAGTCTTATCGAAAAGGGATAGCTGAATATCATCCTCCTTCGCCTCCAGCATAGCCAGGAAGGCAATCTGACGAATCTGGTCCTGAGAGAGATTAGCGGTTGACATTGTTACCTCCCATCATGTAGCCGAAGATGGCACCGAGCAACATACTCAGACTGATAATGGTCACTGTCTCAACTGCCACTTGATGTACGGTCATTCGACACCTCCAGAGAGAACAGCCTTCTCAATGGGCCCACCCAGCGGATAGGTCAGCGAGTACCGGCGATGCATACTAACCAGTTCAGGTGAGGTCATCAAGTAGACCACATGAATCTTTCCCTTCGGGTCACGCCACTGACGGACACCCACCTTATGGTAATACAGCCACCAGAGTGCATCGTGCATGGTCACCTTCTCCTCATACACGAGCTTGAGCAGAGCGGTGACGTTCCACACGGTCATACCGAAGTGCCCGTCCTTCCAGTCCGCGCAGTGCCCAGGGAGGAGGATGTCTGATTTCTTATCTCCCACGGTAAACAGCAACGGCAAGCACTGAGACTTAGCCGTGATGGTCTTCGCGATGACACGAGGCTTCGGCATCGGAATCGGAGGCGTGCCCGCAGGCGGCCGACCAGGGGGTCGCCGGTAGTTCGCCTCAGGGAGCGGGTCACTCGGCTTACGGCGCTTCGCCGTACCAGCAAGTATTCTCTGCCGCAATACTTCCTCATACGCGAAGAACTCCCGCGTATTGTAGAACCGCCTCGTAGGGTTCGGTCCTTCGTAGACAACGAACTCTTGGAACTTGTTATAGTAAGCGTAGGCATTCACCTCTCTGACACCCGCCGTCGGCAGATGCTCACGGAGCGCCGACAGCAGGTCTTTTCCCGTGACGATATATCCGTCCTCATGGGGGCTGGTGATACTGGTGAAGTCAAGCACGGGACAGTCATGCTTGTGCTGGATATGCTCAGAGACTTTGGTTGGCTTCGGGCTGCGGACCATGGGGGCACCTCGGGTGGGTCTGGGTAGCCTAACCTTGGTGTACGGGCTCATCAAGTAGTATTCGGCAAAAAAATGCAGGATCAATCTGCAACGGTGAAATGGGCCTCGAACCTTGGAAAACCCTTCGTGTAGACAACGCACGTTCTCCCGTTTCCGGTTCCTGACGACAGTTCCAGTACAGGAAAAGCAGGGATGGACGGGCCTTTCATTTGTAAAATACTCCCTTGTAGACAAGTATTCTCGCGGAAAAGGAGCCTCTAATATTGGGGGATTTTCGAGTGAAACACCAAGTTTTAGTATAAACACCAAGTTCCTGTACATAGACTTGATGTATCAACATGAAGTGCGCCTCTATAAGGGGTGCCTTTTTGGAAAGAATACTTGTCTACAAGGGGGTATTTTAGTTGAACTGTTCTCCTCTAACCGCCACTATTCCGTTTGATGGGTGTCGCTGAAAGCAGAAAACCGACGATCGTGCGTTGTCTACAAGGGGGTATACGCCAAAAAAGATGGGCCTGGAATCGTCACTATTCCATTCAAGGGAAGGGTACCCTAAACCAGTATATTCTATCGCAATGGTGGTCTGAGGAGAGGATGAGGAACGGGTATAGTGCGGATAGAGGAGGATGGAGGCTGAGATTGCGAGGTCAATGTGTGGTTTGGTATACTTGGGGCGGGGAGGAGTCCCCCGGCCCCCTAAATCCCCCGGCCCCATTCCGACGGTGCCCCCCCACCTCGACGGCGACCCTCCGGACCCTCTGGCGAACCACCGTCGCAACAGACGAACGGTAACAGATACGACGGAATGACCGGTCGGTCACTCTCACCCGGCGGAGAGAGAGACGGCTACCCGTGTGACTTGTCACTCCCGACGAATGACCGACCGGCGGACACGTCTGCCCCGTCGCGAGTCAGAATACACGAACGTCGTAACAGGCAAGAATGTACGTTTCTCTCAGGAACGACGGGAGCGGACACACCCGGGGGATGACATGGCCCCGGACCACGACGCGCTGTAGACCCCTCTCCGGTGTTCCCATGGGGGTACCATCGCGAGCGGATTACGTACGTTCGCGGCCGTCAAATGTCAAGAAAGTGTCAAGCCGCGCCGAAGATAGCAGAAATGGTGTGACACGGACCGATGACAGGATAGTGGAGCTTGCGGCTTGAAACCCGCGCCGGCCTAACCCGGCTACCCGTACCACCAAACAAGCGCGCTGTCTCTGTAGCGCGTTCACTCACTCACAAGTCACGTCAAGTCAGGAGCCTACCATGTCCGCTACCACGACCACCCCCGCTACCACGACCACCCAGACCCGCGCCGCGATGACCCCGGAAGAGACGGCTGCCATCGTAAACAAGCTCGGCACCCCGTACGCGTCGCCCGAGGAGACGACGTGTGAGACGGGCGACATCACCGCGTCCGTCACGTTCCTCCCGCTCGTCAACGTCGCGCGCCACAACATCCACACGGACGCTGACCCGGTGCTCAAGGCGCAGTCGGCGTGGTACGTCAACGTCAAGCTGACCGTCAAGGCCGATGTCAGCGATGACGACGCGGGGAAGAGCATCGCCGCCTACCTCACCCGCATTCGGGACGCCCAGACGGACGCCCGCGCGCTGCCCTATCTCGTCACGTCGTACGACGGCCGGTCGGTCACGTTCTACCGCGCGGCGATGGTGATGGGGGCCGGTACCACGCGCCCGCGTACCACGGTCGGGGACGAGCTTCGGACCCTCTTCGGCGGGTTCACCATCGGTCCGGTCCTCAGCGATGCCATCAAGGGCGAGGCAGTCAAGCCGGCCCGTGACACGGACGCGCGTGCCATCAAGGGCGAGGCAGTCAAGCCGGCCCGTGACACGGACGCGCGTATCAAGGCAGCGGTGAGTGTGGCCGTCGAAGAGACGCGGAAGGCGGAAGCTCTGAAATCTGCTCAGATGCTCGCCCTTCTGACCGGGTGTTCCGTGGACGATGCGCTCGCGGCGGCGAACGGCGACGCGGCGGCGGCGGCGCGCGTCCGTGCGGCCATGGCCCCCCCGACCGCTACCACGGCCCCCACGGGTCAGGGTCGGAACGGTGGTCGGAACAAGTAACCTCACCCATCCCTGACACGTAGCCCCGGATGCCCTAACACGGTGTCCGGGGCTTTGTCGTTTCTGTCTCACACTCCCATGGGCACACCCGGACCGGTGAGAGACGGGCCCCTAAGACATCGCACCCTATGACGGGCCCTACCATGCTCACAAGCAAGGGGGGCCCGTCGCACGGTGACCGACCGGTACGTAGGGGCGCCACACGGCACGTAGGGCGCGCTCCGAGCATGGGCCCAAGGGGTCGGTCGGGTGTCGGGTGCGAGCGCGCGGGATGGCTCCGGAGCGCCGGCCGGCTACCCATACACGCCCATAGTCGCGACGTTGCTTGTGCTCGGTTCGGTCGCGCCCGTTCCTTGACACATTCCTGACAATCCCGGAGCGTGGTACCGTGGCACAGGGGGCCCATCGGGATACGTGACACGCTGACCGCGTTCTATCCCCGGTCGGTCGCCACCCGTCTACCCTGCCCCGTGGTATCAGCTATCATCGGGCATGGTCATAACATCAATCTCTGGAGTGTAACTGCGATGGTCCTCTCTATGAAGTGGTACGATGCTCGTATCAAGGTGATCGATGCCATCCGTGGTGTCGTCAACTTCACTATTGTTACGGGGGAGTATGATACATGGGACAGTCGTATCGACCCGCGTGCTGCGGCTCGTATCCTCACCTGTGATAAGGGAGGGGAGGCGACGGTCAGTCCGGTCTGGTTCGCCACGCATATCACGCGGCTCCCTGAGAACGCGCCGCCGAGTGCCCCGTCTCTCAACAAGCTGGTACGTAAGTACGGTGCCCCCGCGTAGTGATACGTCGTCGATGGTACCCGTGAGCAGCGGGTACCATAGCCGGCATACCACCGGAACACACAAGCCAAGGTGATACCAGTGTACGACTTCCTTCTGACCATCGACCCTCTCTTCAAGCTCGCGTTCGCGTGTGTCATCGTGCTCCCGGGTGGCGCTCTCATCGCCTCCGTGATGGCGGCGACCCCGGCCCCGTCTCACAACCCGTTCTCCCCCTACCACACCCCGCGGAGCCGGTGATATGGCGAAGTCCTACCACAACGAGCCCCGCTACGGGCGCCGCATCAAGACGGATGGTAAGTCCATCCAGGCGTGCGGCTGTGACCCTGGTATCCTCTTTCGGGGCTGGCGTAAGGCCATCCCCGTTCACACGACGGCGCGTCAGGCTGCCCGTCGTGACATCGAGGCTGCCCTCATGGAGGCGGTCTGATGTTCATCCTCAGTGCAAGCGGGGATATCATTCTCGATGCCAAGCTGGTTGGTGACACGGTCTGCTGTCAGGGTAGCGGTAACCGCCACACCCATCTCACTGTGGAGCAGGCTAACACCCTGTTTCATAAGGCGTGGCGTGAGGGCGATCCCATTCTGATGCCTTCCCGTGAGACAAACACTCTCATGGATACCGACAACTGATGTGTCTCCGCCTGCCTATCACGGGCACCCGTGGTAGTCAGGAGTAGGTACACCGGAGTAACAACATGCTCTCTATCTTCGCCTTCCCTGGTCAGTGTCGCGCGTACCTCGCGCGGCTGGATAACATCGCTCTGAATGTCATGCTCCACGGGCGTGACATCCCGGTCTTTGAGTTGTGTACGCTCACGCAGCAGGGCTATAAGCGGAGCGCGTACACTGCTAATACGTGGACCGGTGAGAAGCACGATGCGTGGGACACTATGTCCTATGACGCGCTTCACCGCTTCTGTTACTTCGATGGTCTGAACACTGGTGTTGAGAACGCCCTTCTTCACCTCGCGTATGTCGCACCTGAAGTGCTGACTGAGGCGGACCGGTCCATCGTTACCTCATCGTTCCGGTACACGGCGCATAGCATCCGTCAGTATGGCGCTCACACGGCGGACCGCAACGCTCCCCCATATCACTTTGCCATCTATCACAATCACTTCCCGGAGTTTGTTAGCCGGGACTCTATCATTACCATCATCAACGGACGGTAACAACCATGTTCTATCTCGAACCTCTCTTGCGTGGATTCGTCCTGTATCAGCAGGGCTCCGAGTATCAGATGGATACCCGTACCCTTATCGGTACGGCATCCCTCCGTACCATCGAGGGTCTGCCGACCGGTAAGGGCCGGCTCTTTACCATCGATGCCGACCCGGGCCGTCTCTACTTCATCGCCGATGGGGCCGACCCTCTTACGCAGTCTATCACGCTCGATGTGATGGGCACCCCGTACGAGGAGGACGGGTGGCTCCTCTCTTCCCTCCCCTCTATCACCAACTTCCATCCTGCTGTTCACTACATCACTGGCATCGTTCGTTTCACGGCTAACTGGTAGGAGCAATCACTATGAACCTCGATCCCAACAACACCTTCCTTCTCATTGCCATCTGTCTCAAGGCCGACGTGCCGGTCGGTGCCTACGGTCCGCCGGGTGTCGGTAAGACGAGCGGTACCCCGGCCCTTGCTAAGAGCCTGGGCTTCCTCCCGTCGGATGACGACGGCGACTTCTACGACCGCGCTGGTCTGACCACCACTGCTGTCTCGTACCTCATGCCGGAAGATATCTCCGGCCTTGCCAGCGTTGGCATCGACGGTACCATCAACCGTCTGCATGATAGCTGGATCGTCAAGGCGTGTGAGACGCCGAGCCTTCTCGTCATGGATGAAGCTAACAGGTTCGTTACCACGGCGGTCGCGAACGTGTGTCTCCGTCTCTACCAGGAGCGTATGGCGGGGCCGCGTTGTCTTCCCCCCGCGGCGGCAAACCGTATCTGCCACCTGGAGTGGTCGTATGACCCCTCGCATACCATTGACTACTTCATGGGCGGGGCCGGTAACATCCCGACCCTTCCCAAGGCGTGGCCCGAAGTGACGCCGGCCCATCTGAGTCACGCTCGTATGATGATTGCGTCCTTCCTCCGGACCAATCCTCTCAAGGCGTTGCTCGAACCTAAGACGACGGAGACGCATGGTAAGCCGTGGGGTCGTACCATCTGTGGCCCGTGGGCATCCCCGCGTAGCTGGGATAACTTCGCCCGTGTCATCGCGGTTGTGTCCACCCTCGGTGACATCCGGAACGGTGTGTACGCCGACATCGTACATAACCTCGGGCTCGGTCTGGTCGGCTCCGTGGCATCGGAGTTCTATCAGTTTATCAGTAAGAGCGACCTCCGCTCTGGTGCTGAGGTACTCGACGCGCCGGGTAACTACAACGTGCCAGCCCGGATTGATATCCTGTGGGCTGAGACGATGTCCGCTTCGGTCGAGGCTCGTCGTCGTAACACCCTCGTGGCATGGCGTAAGTGCCTCGACATCTACCGTGCTATCAACAAGTATGGTATGCCCGAGGTCAGCACCGTGGCCCTGCCCACGTTGTTTGGTATGAACAGTGGTGGTCCGGGCGCATCGTCCGTCTTCATGGCGGACCTTATCAACCATCCGGATATCCGGGCGGCGGCCACGGCCATGTCGCAGATGACTGGTATCTACAAGTCGTAGTGTCGCCATGGTGTATCACCGTGAGGGGGTACACCATGACATACACTTCGGAGTTACGATGGCGAACACTGAGATTGATGACATCGACCCTATCGCCGCAGGTACATACGATATCGCGCGTATCTCCTCGTGTAACAACGGGGCTGCTCGGGCATTGCTTGATATCATCGTGCAGTTTCCTCCCGGGTGCCATGTCTTGTACGCTGGGGCTAAGTACGTCGTCTGGGGCTACTCAGACTGGACATCCACTGTCGGCATTCGTCTCATGCAGCCTGGTGTCGCGGGCTCCCGTGTCACTGTCGGCTGTAAGACTCTCACCCTCCTCGGAGAATAACAATGGCTCAGCCCACCACCTATGGTATCTCTCTCCTCCGTGCTATGAGCGCGGATGTGATGCCGTACTTCCGTTCCTTCCTTACCACCCTCATGCCCGTTGAGACGGAAGAGGTACCGACCGCTGCCGTTGACAAGTATGCCCGTGTCTACTGGAACCGTAGCTTCTTCGCCTCTCTCACGGTGGATGAGGGGGCCTTTGTAGTGGCCCATGAGATGATGCACCTCTGGCTCAATCATGCGGCCCGTGCCAAGAGCCTTGGTGTGACGGACTTCCAGGTCTGGAATGTCGCCACCGACTGTGAGATCAACCGCACCCTGGTACTCATGAAGCTGGCGTGCCCTAAGAGCGCGTGCCTGCCTGAGAAGTTTGGACTGCCCGTGGATGGTAAGGCGGAGGAGTATTACATCGCCTTGCTCCAGCAGAAACAACAGCAGCAACAGAAGCAGCAGGGTAAGAACGGCCAGGGTCAGGGGAATCCCTCGCCCGGTCAGGGCCCGAGTGGTAACAACCAGAGCGGTCAGACGCCGGGTTCTGGGCAGGGCTCCACGTCTGTCGTAAATGGGGGCGGGCCCGATGTTCACGGGAGCGCCGTCGGTGATAAGCCCGGCCCGTGGGAGAAGCCGGGTGATGACCCTGCTACGGGTACGCGTAGCACCGTTGACGTGCAGATTGCTAAGGAGCAGTGCGCTAAGGACATCGCTGATATGTCCTCCAAGGGTAAGGGTAACATCCCCGCCGGTCTGTTGCGGCAGGCGAAGGACATCCTCGAACCGGCCCGTGTGACGTGGGAGAAGTACCTTCATGCTGCCGTGAGCATGGCGTGTAACACCACGTACGGGTATGACGAGCGGACCTACCGACGTATCTCCCCCACCTCGTTCTCCATGGGGGGTGATATCCTCCTCCCTTCGACGGAGACGTACCGTCCTACCATCGCGTGTGTCCTCGATACCTCCGGGTCTATGAGCAGCGCCGACCTTAGTGAGGGGCTGCGTGAGATTCAGGGTGTGTGTCATACGCTCGACGCTCCTATCACTGTGTACACGGTGGACACGGAGGCGTCGGAGCCTCAGATTGTTACCCGTGCCAGCGATGTCAAGCTCACTGGCGGTGGTGGTACCGACATGAGCTACGGTATCCAGTTCGCGTACGACCGTGCGCGTGAGAAGCCGCACATCATCATCGTCCTGACGGACGGCTATACCGGCTGGCCCTCTGCTCCTCCGACCCCGGCGACGAAGGTTATCATCGTCGTTACGAGCAATGGTGGTACGACCGACGGGTGCCCGGCGTGGGCCACGTCTATCAAGATGGACAAGTAAGATGCGACAGCTTCCCATTCGTCCGATCAACCGTGGTCACACGCAGACTGCTGCCACGGCTGTCGAGTCACAGATGGATATCATCCTGCGTGGTAGCGCCGGCCCCGCATACCCGGACACCGAGCTTCTTCTCAGGCTGCCCCCGGGCACCCGTGTCATGGGTAACCGTGGCATCGTGGGGTACGTGGGGTACGTGGTCGGGTACAGTGATACTCAGGCTGAGTCAGCAGGCTGGGGGCAGAAGCCTAAGCCCGTCCACTTCATGCTTGTGAAGTGGGATGGTATTCATAAGGATACCCGCTACGAAGCCCATTTTCTCAAGGTGCTGCCCCATTTTCTCAAGGTGCTGCCATGAGCCGCGATATCATTGACCTCCCGTCTGTGGTGGATGCCTATCTCCTGGCCCCCGTGGGCACTGTGGTAATGGGGACGCAGGTAGCATCCACGATGGTAGGTGAGGTCATCGGAGGCACCATGCGGGGCACCGTTATGTACCACTATGAGAATGATTGGGGTGATATTCGTACCAGAATCGAAGGCACTGTGACCAATCCTGGTCAGTGCATTGTGAAAGATATCTCAATCGTGAAGGAGTAACTACCATGTCTTCTACCTCTACCTCCGTCTCTGCCTCTGGCGCCGTCATCTTCTGGTCATCGTGTGATGCTCCGCGTGAGATGCTCAAGGGCTTCCTCTCTGCGGCTGGGCTCCCACCTCACATCCTCCCGTCTGAGACGAGCACGCTCGACGCCATGCGTGCGGCCCTCGTCTCTCTGTACGGTGGTCGTAACGGGAAGCGTGTGGAGTCTCTCAAGGGTAGCCACCGTGGATACGGTGTGCTCGCCATCCGTGAGGGGTACCGTGACATCGGCGGGGACAACACCCTGACGTGCGAGTTGTACGCGACCCGTACCACGGAGTCGATTGACATCCGGTTCTATGAGTCGGTCACGGACGAGACTGCCGAGCGCCGTCGTATCTACGCGCAGATTGACAGCGAGCGTGGTATGGTGGACAATACCAAGGTGTCCGACATGATTGCTGATATCATGGGCACCCTCAATGGTATCCGTCTCCGCGAGCGTGGCGGTGTCTGGTGGATTCCCGCCGGTCGTATCGACCAGCTTCGTACCATCCGGGCCCTGCTCTCTCAGGCTGTGCCCGGGGTGGACATCGGTATCATGACCGTTCACGTTGACGATGACAGTGTGCGTGCTGCTATCAGTTCCATCCGGGCTGAGGCGGCTGCCGTTACCAAGGAGATTCAGGATAAGCTGGTCGGGTGCAACGGTGTCGTTGACAGCCGGGCCATGACTGGTATGCGCTCCCGTCTGGAGTCTCTGAGTGCCCGTCTCTCGGAGTATGAAACCTCGCTCGGGCAGGCGCTCCCCGATATCACGGCAGCCGTGGCTCAGTGTCAGACCGCGTGCCTCCTCGCTACCATGGGCCAGTTCGACAGCGCCGGCTTCCGCTTCTAATATGGAACTGTGTCACCTTCCACTGAGCTATGGTACCTCATTAGGAGATACCATAGTGAGCACCTTCGGTCGTGACGGGGTAGAGGCATACGGTTATATGTATCTGAACGGTGCCCTGGACGGGGTGGACATTTCCGATAACACAACGGACGAGGCGTTCAATCCGAGTAGTTATCCTGGTCCTGGGTGGGGGATAGTATGAAAGAGGTATGCCTAGGTGGTGTGATCTACATACCAGAGGTGTCACCATACAAAGTTGGTATGGAAGCCTTCGCCCATAACGTAAGCAGATATGGTAGGTCTCACTGGACTACAGGAGTCTACTATGTCAAAGGGTGTCCACTTGAGTTGTGGGATGTCGTGAGTCCAAATCATAGTTACTACAACACTGGAATCTGGGGAATCAAACATGGGTAAGAACAAAGCCAAGATTGTCGATATCGCCGTGGTCCCGTGCTCTTTCACGGAGGGGGGTAAGGGTACCCATCGTATCGCTCTCATGTCTGACGGGCGCCGTGTGATGCTCGACTGCCCGGGGTATGCCGGCTCCCGCCTGCTCTGGGAAATGGACCCCAAGGTACGGGTGTGCTGCCTGTCCCGTATCACCGGCAAGGATAAGGATGGTGCGAGTCTGGGCTATGGTGACGAGCAGCTTTGGCGGAAGGCGAAGCCGTTCACCCCGGTCCGTGTTACCAAGCGCACGCCGGATGAGCAGCAGCGCATCTATAAGTATGGGCTCTATTCCCGTATGGAAGCGGGTGTGTCCGCTGCCCTCAAGGTCCATTACGAGGGTCCTTATGGTAGGGCAAAGAGCTACATCGAAATCAGCTATATCGCTCGGCGTTCACGGGATTGGGGAGTAGAGCCCTGCCTGACGTACACTACTTATCCGACTGGTAAGTCTCCGTCGAACCCCGTGTTCAGGTACAACGTGGCCACCTATCTTGATATGGTAGAGAATCCGAACACGTTCCGTACCGTACCTCTCCTTCCCTCCAGTAGGTCATACAAGCTGGATACCGAACAACTTACCGGTAACCTACCGCGTGACCCACGTAGCTCTCGTTCTCCCTATCTTCTTCCTCTCTTCAAGGAGGCTGGCTTCGACCACATTCCATCATTCAAGGGCACTGCCATTCTGATTGACCCTGAGCGTACCGCTATGCCCGAGCGGTATCGTACGGCTCAGGTTATCTTCAACCTCGCTACGTTCTCCTTCGACATCGAATCCATCAACGACCTTCCTCTCTCACGGAACTACTGACATGAACAAGTTTGAGTCTCAGCCCGAAGTCACCGTCCCCACTGGTTACGTCCCCGTCGTTATCTGCACGGCACACCGCGGTGTGTTCTTCGGGTACATCGATGAGGCGGACCATGAGAAGCGTACCATGAAGGTGTACCGCTGCCGTAACTGTCTCTCGTGGAACAGTGACAACAAGGGCTTCATGGGGCTCGCCTCGTGTGGGCCCATCGGGGAAGCCCGCATCGGTCCGGCGGTCCTTCGTATCACGCTCCAGGATGTCACCGCTGTGATGTTCTGCACTGAGCCCGCCGCCGCCGAGTGGGAGAAGCAGGGTAGTGTCCACTCGTAAGGACACTGAGTATGTTGAAGAGGCTTGGGCAACTAATAGCCTGGGCCTCTTCGACGGGTTCTATAACTCGAATGACTATGCACAAGTATACGGTGTAGGTGTGTATGGTGATTCAAGGTATAGAACAGAAGAGGTGTACTCAGTTGTTGGGCTTGTCATTAGCCTGCCACCATTCCCAAGTCGGGGGCTCAAGTGACCGATGAGCACACTGAACATGTATATGTAAGTCCTAAGTATGTGGTCAACGCACGGCTCAGGTTTCTGCGTAGTGGCGGCTATGGATACAGTGATACAGACAATAATGTTTGGACCCATGAGGCTGGCATCACAATGGATGATAGCCCTATCCAGGTGTTTACCCATGGGATACAGGGGGTGGACGATGGCGACTGAGTATGCCATCGCTGATGATACCTACTGGACTGTAGACAGTACGTCACAGGGGAGTATGGTCGTGTCTGGTAGAGGTGACTATGGTAACTCCCAGATGGGATACGTTCAGTCAGGGACAATGAGTATCATGCGGCTACCATATAACTCGCCCGTCAAGGTGTGGGGGGATGATGAATACAGGAAGAATATATGGTATACCAAACATGAACACTGAGTACGTCGTCGTCCAATCACCCAAGTACATTCAATCTGGAGTAGACTATGCCCGAGCAGTCCGATAAGACTTTCCCCTCTTCGACGCTCTCTCCTATGGAGCAGATGCTTCACTTCCCTGTTGGTACCAAGTGGCGTGACTGCTTCAATGGCTGGGTCGAGGTAACGTCTCACCTCTGCTATCAGGATTCCTCTGTTGAGGGATACACCGCGGACGGTGTGTCTGTTACGTACACGATGGGATACTGCATGGATATGGTGTATCCCAATGTCTCTGAATAAAGAGCCACCCCTTGACTTGGTGCTCCGGTTTCCTATCGGTGCCCGAGTCAAGCACAACCGTCTCAAGAACTTGCGACATAGCGAGGGCACCGTCGCGGGATACGGACAAGTGTACAACTACTGGCGTCTGATTATCTCACATGGTCCTGGTATCCAAGATTCCTTCTGGGAAAGCCTTGATGAGATTGAGGTACTGCCATGATGTCAATGATGGACTTGATGCTTCGATTCCCTATTGGTACGGTCGTGTATCATGAGAGCATGGGGGAGACACGGACCGTCATCGGGTATAGCACACGGCTCGGCTTGCCTGTCCTCCTCATGTCTACGTTGCATACTGATAGACGTATCCGGATCACATACGGTCAGTTAGATGACCTCAAGGTGATATCATGACTGTCAAGGAACGTGAGACGTTGTCCCTTATGGACATCATACTCCTGTACCCCGTGGGTACCTGGCTCTACCACTCCATGCTCAATGAGAAGGATGTCGTGGTCGGACATACGACTGTCCGGATGGGTGGTCGTGATGTCCCGGCACTCTCGATGCGGCATAGTAATGTACGCTGGGTGCAGCTTGAGTTTGTCACTGAGACGCACCCATGACCATCGAAGAGTGCCATCTTATCGAGCACCGTAACTACGCTGATGACGGTGAGGCGATGACCGACTGGTTCTTCGGCTATAATCCGATTGACCGTTACCAGGATGTTAGCACCATGCTCATAGAAGACGACACCATGGTCGGAGTTGACGATGCCGGATAATGAAGAGTGCGAGCCAGAGCTATGCTATGTAGGGATAGATAATGTGATTGATCCTGTCATCCGGAGTCACATCACCTTCACTATCTTCGCCGCCTATGGCCAGAAGTTGAATGAGACAGTCAAGTCTGAGACATTCAAATATACAGACTACTCAGTATTACTAACGGCAGATGACTATGAGTGACATCAATAGCATGTTCGACCTCATCCTACGGTACCCCATAGGTGCCCATGTATGGCATGAGAGCATGGAGCGGAGTGCGGTTGTCGTCGGTCACTCAGAACCTATCCCGGGAAGCTATGCACTACATGTGAAGCTTGACCATAGTGAGAGTAATCACCGGCAGGCATGGATGCTAATAGCGAACGTTCGTATCATCCGTCCAGAAGAGGAGAACGTACCATGAGCAATCCTTCGGTGCCGACGTGGCACGGGAGCGGTCCCGCGGATATGGTGGAAATCGAGCCGGGGGTATCACTTGACCTCATTCTCGCCTTTCCCATTGGTGCTAAGGTACGGGTGCTAAGCTGCCCATATAGTGAGGTACGCCCTGGGTGGATAGGGGTGGTCGAGTCTTACATCCTTGATGGGATTCGGGTCCAGTACTCAGAGGTTCTACTTCGCATCATGTTTCCACACGAAATCGAACTTATCACGGAGAAGGAATAATGGCTACTGTCCACCGCTCATACCGAGCCGACCAGCGTACTCAGTACGCTTTCGAGGCACTGTGTCACCTTCAAGGTATGCAGCCGTCTGCCCTCATTGAGACACTGATTGACAAGCATGTGAAGGACCACCCTGACTTGGCGGAGGTTGTCAACTCCGTCGTCGATGCCCGTGTGAAGCGAACCAATGAACTCGCAGGATAGTCATGCTGTTCTATATGTTGCATGGGGTCTACGACCGCTCGACCGTCAATGCAAAGAAGGTCGTGGTCACATGGCCTACGACGATTCAGAGTCTTCTCACCAAGCTTGAAGCTACGCCCGCGCCGACGAAGCTCACCCATTGGTGTGCTCTATACGCTGAGTGTGATGACACACACCCTAAGCTGGACGCGCTGTCTGTCACGCGGGTCACGTCGATTGTGTTCGATGTCGATGAGTCGAACGGCGCTACGTTCCAGGATATCACGGATACCTTTGATACGCTGGGCTGTGGCTACTATGCCTGGGAGACGTGGCAGTCCCGTCCCGGCGCCGTGCGTGCCCGCGTCGTCATCCCCCTGGCTACCCCTATCCCTATCTCTCAGGTAGGGCACGAGTGGGAAGGTATCGCCGCCGAACTCGGGAGCACGATTGTTGTGCATCGGGGCGGCAAGGGGAAGCCTATGCCCACGGAAGGGCTGGTCGTTGATAAGACGTGCTGTGAGCCGAGCCGTCTGCACGTTCTCCCCGTGCCTGGTATGTCCAACTACATCAACACGGCTGCGCTCCGTGTGCCCACGGCTCCCTCCGTTGAGGTAGAGCCCGGTGCTATGGCTGGTGTGCCCGAAGAGTTGGGCACCCTCAATACCAAGGTGTCTGTCCCGCTGGCGGAAGAGTCCGAGGTTGGCGATTCCTTCATTGAATGGGAAGCCGACCCTATGCAGACCACGCTGGTCAGTCAGATTACCCCGGAAGATATCGTCACCTACTCGCGGCCCTCTGAGCCTGGTAAGGCACGGTGTCAGTGCCCACACAAGGATACTGCGAATACCTCGGGTAGCTACTCTGCCTGGGCACGGTTCGTGCGGGGGGTTCTCTATATCTCCTGTACCTCTGCCAACCACAATCACCCTGCCGGTATGACGTGGGCTGTCAAGCAGTCCCTCGGTGTCGGTGAGTTCATCTACCCTGTGCCTTATCTCCGCTCCACCTCTCACGCCCTGGTCGCGTTGAACCAGAGTGCCCAGGAGGAGGGGAAGAATGACGGCAGTAAGAAGAAGCGTAAGGAGGCAGGTGGGGACAAGTACCGCGTCATCAGCTTCACGGCACCGCTGGTCACGAAGCTGTACCAGGATGGTGAGACACACGATGAGTGGTGGAAGATCGAGTGGTCCCACATCACTCACCATGGTACTCACAGCGTAGTGCTGCGCCGGGATGAGTGTGGGTCCGCGAACAAGCTCACGGAGCGCGCCGGTCGTATGGGGCTGGACGTGAACGAGAGTAACAAGAAAGAGCTTACCCGGTTCTTCTCTGAGTTTGTGTCTCACAATCGTGCCCGTATCCCCGTGCAGATGACCGCTTCTCGTCTGGGCTGGTTCGGTGACAGCTTCCTCATGGGTAACACCTGGATTGCCGGCGACGATGGTATGATGCGTGAGCTTGTGCAGACCCCGGCGGACGGGACGGCGAAGCTCGCGCGCTCTTACCAGTCCGTGGGCACCCTCGGCGGGTGGGCCCAGGGGTTCCACAAGTTGCTTGCCTATCCGATGGCAGTGGTCGGTATCATGGCCGCCGTCGCCTCTCCTCTGCTGCAACGGGTAGGGTGTCAGAGCTTCGCCTTTGAGTGGGCCTCGGGCACTGGCACTGGTAAGACCACGTCGATGCGTATGGCTGAGAGCGTCTTCGCCAAGCCTATCGACTGTGAGGCGTCGTGGGATAACACCAAGGTAGGGTTTGAGCGCAAGGCTGCCTTCCTTGGGCACCTGCCTATGTTCCTCGATGACACGAAGACCGCGAGTGAGTCCGGTGATAGGCTGACTCAGGCTCTTGAGTGGGCTATCTACCGCGCCGTGTCCGGTGAGGGGCGTGGACGTGGTAAGCCCGGTGGTCTGGAGGCATCAAGTCAGTGGAACCTCGTCCTGTTCTCTACGGGTGAGGAGCCAATCTATGGCTTGGGCCAGTCCGGGGGTGCCCGTGCGCGGCTTCTGTCTATCCAAGCGCCACCATTCGACGCGCTTACGGGTGGCGAGGTGAGCCGTATCGTTGCACCGATTGCCGACCCGATGTATGCTAACTATGGCACGCTGGGTCCGGCTGTTGTGCAGACCATGACCGGGTATTCTTCCGAGGTACTACGTGGTCAGTGGGCAAAGCGTCGTGACAAGTGGCTGACTTACTTGGGTAGCAAGCATTCCGCTGCCGACCGCGTATCCTCGCATATCGCTGTGATTGACCTCGCCGGTTCTCTCATCAAGAAGACGCTCCGTGATAGCGGAGTGGACCATCCCGACTTCGACCCTGGGGAGGTATGCCGTCTGTTGGCCGACGCGCTCATTGAGATTGACCAGCAGTCGGGTGTGGTAGACCCGGCGCTCCGTTCCTTCGCAGCCTTCTACTCCTGGGCACTCTCACACCGTCATAACTTCTACACGGTTGACAACCGGGGCACTGGCCCGACGGGGGGTTGGCTGGGTAGGTGGGATGGCGGAGATAACTGGACGGAAATGTACTTCAATGCTCCGGCCGTTCAGAAGTTCCTGAAAGATACCGGATTCCCTGGTAGCCCTACCACGCTCACCGCTACTTGGGCACGCCGGGGTCTGCTTGAACGGTATCAAGGCAACGACTACCGCTGGCCGACTCGGATGGCGGGTAGCTCTGACCGTCTCTGGCGCGCGAACAAGGAAAGTCTGCTCGGTATCCGCGCAAAGGCTCAGACCGTAGAGCCTATCACTATCGAGGAATCCGTTGAGGTGCTCGATGTTTGAACGTTGCATCCACCTAAGTCCAATAGAGTATGAGAACCCACGGGGGCCGCTCGTTGGAGTGCCACTGTGGCAAGAGTACAGTGGAACTAATATAGAGGTGAAAATCGTTTGTGATGAGTCGGTGCCTCCTATCAAGCATGCTGATAAGGTTCAGCACTACACCCGGTTTCTGAATATTCAATGACCACTGAGTATAAGCTGTGCATTAGCGGGATTGAGCACCGGGCTATCACCGGACTCATGGTCAGTAGTGAGCCACTGGTGTATGGGTCTGATGAAGCCGTTGATATTGTGTATGGTAACATGGTTGTAACTGACAACGCAGAACTCTGGCAGACCTACACAGATGACGCCTACATTGACTGAACCAATCTCTACCCCCTGCTATACGTATGCTGTTGAGTACACATCCGATGGTATACGTACGATAGTTGGAACACAACCAATCCATCCAGATACCGTGGTCGGACCGGATAGCTACACCAGAATGTCAAGCAATGGAGTAATCCGTGAAGTACAACAAGAGTCAACAGAAATCTCATAAGTATGGCACGATGGACCTTATCCTCGCCTTCCCTGAGGGTACGATCTGTCGGCTCGGTAGCTCTATCTTTAGAGTAGTCGAGGTAACACCAGACGACAACATCAAGATTCAGTCTACCCTCACTGCCACACTTCGACCGATTGAATCTATCGTGAACCCCCACCTTCTTGAGGTGCGGGACGAGAACAATAAGTGGTACTTCCCTTGCCCTGCCTCTGAGGAGCCCATTCTATGAGCCGTTCACTCTTCATCAATACCAATGCCCCGATGGACATTGATATTCCTGGTGTCTACGCGAACAAGCAAGGCGGATACCGTGTGCCCATCAACTACGCACCGCTTACCGGCCTCGTCCTGCCGCCCTCGCTCGACGCTTCGCACGGGCGGGCGGCCACGTCGGAAGCCCTTTCGGCCCCCGTCTTTCGCCAGGACATGGCAAGTGTACTGCGTTCCTACCAGTTGAATGCCCTTCGCCATGTCATGCACAAGGATGGTGCCTCTATCTGGATTCCTCCGGGTGGTGGTAAGACTCTCTGTGGTCTGGTGTACATGGCCTACGACCACCGTGACTTCAAGCTGGTCATCACCAAGGCCAGTGCCCGTAAGACGTGGGCTGAGGAAGTTACGAAGTGGACGACGTGGCAGCCGGTCATCCTTGCCGGTCAGGAGGCTGTGCCTCTCAGGTTCATCCACCCTGACTTTGGTAACAAGGTCTTCATCACGGCTTGGGA